ACCACTTGTATTAGCAGTATTATCAATCGGTATACTACTTACAGCAGGATCAAGCGACATACCACTTACAGCAGGATCAAGCGACATACCACTTGCAGCAGGATCAAGCGACATACCACTTGCAGCGGAAGCAGCAGGATCAAGCGACATACCACTTGTAGTTGCAGCAGCAGGATCAAGCGACATACCATTAGCAGCGGAAGCAGCAGGATCAAGCGACATACCACTTGTAGTTGCAGCAGCAGGATCAAGCGACATACCATTAGCAGCGGAAGCAGCAGGATCATTATTGAGCGTCATACCACTAGCAGCGGAAGCAGCAGGATCATTATTGAGCGTCATACCATTAGTAGCAGTAGGATTATTGAGCGACATACTACTTGTAGCAGCACTTGCAGGATCAAGCGACATACTTGTAGCAGCAGCAGTAGGATCGGCAACAGTAGACAAGTCTGCATTTTTCGCTGTTATAATAGCAGTTTTCGCTTCTGTCAATCTGGCAGAAACATTGTTTACATCAGCATTTGATAGATTTATTTTATATGTAAGATCAGATGATGTCTTCTGTAGATCCGAATTTTGTCCAACAAATCGGATTAGTTTATCTGTATCAACCACCATGGTTTGTTCTCCATCACCACCCATTTGTTTTAATACAGCAATATCTCTCTCATATTGATTTCTCAAAATCATTGGTTTCGTATTACCTTCACTAAGATACTCTTTAAAATCATCTTGTAGAGTTGAAAAGTTTTGGCTAAGAGTGTCTATTTCTACTCCAAATTTGTCCATATTATCTCTGATAGAAACTACCTCGTTCACAATTCCTTTGAATTGGTTTAATGCAGGATTATTTTGATCTATATCATTGGCGATCGTCCTGGTATCTAATGTTTCTGTTACTAATGCGTCGACCATATCACCATAATCATTGAAATTATTAATACACGCATTAATCATATCTACTAGGAGGTCTATTTTCGTATTAACAAATATAGATGCTCTAACATTATTAATATCTCCAGAAAGAAATTCCGAAAATTCGGACATCTTGTCTTCGGGTATTTTCTTTATGAATTCAGTTTTTTTATCATTGATTTCTGAATCATCCAAAGAAGGTCCTGCTGCTGCTGCAACATCGACCATATTACTAGATTCTTGAGATAGTTCTGAAGGTGTTGCGCCACTTAGTGGAGGAGGAGGAAGAACATCTTGATTGCCCATACCAGAAACATTATTAAGAGGGTCTGCTAACGGATCCGTTGCACCACTTAGAGGAGGAACAGATCCGTCTATACCAGAAACATTATTAAGAGGGTCTGCTAACGGATCCGTTGCACCACTTAGAGGAGGAACATCTTGATTGCCCATACCAGAAACATCATTAAGAGGGTCTACTAACGGATCCGTTGCACCACTTAGAGGAGGAACATCTTGATTGCCCATGCCAGAAACATTATTAAGAGGTTCTGCTACCGAATCCGTTGCACCACTTAGAGGAGGAACATCTTGATTGCCCATGCCAGAAACATTATTAAGAGGTTCTGCTACCGAATCCGTTGCACCACTTAGAGGAGGAGGAACATCTTGATTACCCATACCAGAAACATCATTAAGAGGCGCTACTGCCGAATCTGTTGCACCACTTAGAGGAGGAACATCTTGATTGCCCATACCAGAAACATCATTAACAGGTCCTACTGCCGACTCTGACATTGGATCCATAGCAGCCATAGAAGGGACCATCTCAGCACCTTCATTACCTACGGGTCCGATTATAGCATCTTGATCTGCAAAAGTTACTGTATTTTCTGCTGATTCTAACTTATCTTTTTGTTCTTCACTCATTATATATTATAAATACATAAATTAATTGTTAAAAAACGCTATTAAACAGATGAAAAGTATTCTCTACAAATATGCTACATACATGTGTTTTCATCGCGTCACACATATCAAATGAAAAAAGAATACCCTATTTAAATGCGTGTATAGCAAGTATATTGACTCAATCGCAGATCTATCTTTCCATATCCTTTGAAAATGAGTTTTTAAAAACAAAAACTTTATCCATGCTACCTGTAGACAACAAAATGAAATTAGCAATTCGCGAAAAGAAAACATCACAGATGAATCATTTTCGGCTCATGACTGAAGACATTGGTAAAGACGAGTATGATTGGATCTTTTTTTGTGATGATGATGATTATTATGAGCCGTGTCGAATCGAGACATTCGGAAACATCCTAAAGGATCTTGGGATGGACCCATCAACTTCCGGTATCTATGAGTCTCAAGAGGGTCAATCGCATCAACAGTATCGTTATGAATACTGGTCTTACTGTATGAGACCGGCCATATTGAAACGTTTCTTCAGTATTATTGCTGCGGCAAATCAGCTCGATACGTTGGAAAATGCCTGCTGCGACATTATGCTCGTTGAATATCTCAGACGTCTTGATCCAACAGTCTACAAATTTTACAGACTCGATTCGCCCATCCTTTACCATTATCGAAAGGTAGACAATGAGGAAAGTGTAACTGAAGTCATTACTCGTGTTGAGAGGGCAATGCGTAAACCTAATCCACCACCAGTAGCTTCCGAACAGTTTGCCGACTATATTGTCGAATGGAACAGCTACTTATACGACAATTTTCACTACTACAAACACGACGTATTCTTGAGAACCATCGTTGGATGCGAATTAGAATACATTTTAAAAACGGAATTTAAAGAGGATTATTTTTATCTCGATTTTATTGATTCGTGCCATGTCGAAACTTTAGAGAAATATTATTACCGATTGAGAGAATTATGTAAATCATTATATGATATAACTATACTTTAGAGAAAGAGCGTGTTACCGCTTGGATTTTAACAGAATGGTTCTCTTGAAACGTAATCCTCAACAATATTTATATATATATATAAAAAAGATGAGCTCTCACTCTTCTCCTTCTCATTCTTCCAATTCTAGACACAATTCTAGCGGTAACACACCCCGTTATGCCCCTACCGGCACTTTTGCAGATATTATTGACGCTATTACTGATGAAGATGAAGATAGCGGTTTAGAAAAATTAACCGCCGTTCTAGAAGGAGGCTTTGGTGTGAATACCCCAAACACCACAAACAACAATAAGACTCCTCTTCATTATGCATGTGAAAATGATGCAACTGGTGACGGAGAGATAGTAAAAGAGTTATTACAAGTTTGGAAAGCTAACGTCAATGTTCAGGACGATAATGGATGGAGTCCTCTTCACTACGCTTGTTCTAGTGGTGAACAGCATATTGTGCAGATTTTATTAGAGGGTGGAGCCACCGTAGATATCGTAGACAATAAAGGATCAACCCCACTCTTGACGGCCTGCTGCACTGAGGAAGGTGTTGTTTCTTTATCTACAATTGATGATTTACTTGAAGCTGGAGCGGACGTGAATGCCCAAAACGCTATTGGAAGAACTCCTCTTCAAAGCGCTACTATATTTGGAAACGCAGAGATTGTCAAAAGATTGTTGGAAGCTGGTGCTGACGCAAGTCTAGGAGACGATGAAGGTGCGACTCCTTTTGATTTTGCGTCAGAAGACGATAATGACGAACTTATGACCCTATTGGCGAACTCTCAACGAAAAGAAAGAACAGGTTCTAGTTCTCAAAAAGAAAGAAGAGATTCTAGCAGCAGCAGCAGCAGCACAAGGAAGGTTGGCGGTGCTCGTCAAACTATGGACGAAAAGATTAAGAAGCGATGCAACGCGACATTTAAGAAGATGGCTAAACTTCGTTATAAAGTAATCGAGGAAACCGACAAGCGGTATCATGAACAAGAGAAATATCGACTCCAATTGATAGAATGTGCACATAACCTACCTCATGATGATGGAAGAGGGAAGGATGGACGCATAGTAAATATGACGCTGAAGAAGGCATTTACGTTAGCCAATAGGGCCTGTAATAAGATTGTAAAGACAATGACGAAACATAAGGCTAAATGGGGTAAATTTCAAAAACAATTCGAAAAATTGGATAGAGAGGCGATGGAAATGCACGAGAAGCATCCCGAATTATGTATGGAGCCACCCGAAAGTTTGGGTGACGTATGGAAGCAGTATGAATAAAGAAAAATTGAAATAATTTGTGTCATGATATAATGATGAAAACACCCTTATACCATGAATAACATTGTTGCCGCACCCAAGAGATCAAGATATCAATTGGTCTTTGATGTCGAAACGACGGGTCTTTTGCCCAAGCAAAGTAAATTGAACCCACAACTAACCATAAACGATTATCCACATATTACGCAACTCTCCTTCGTCCTCTATGACATTGTTGAGAAAAAGGTGATTCAAACCTTTGATAATTTTATACAATTACCATCGACAGTCCAAATTTCCGATGAAGTTACCAAAATTACGGGTATTACATGGGACATCTGTAATCAAGGTATTCCCATTGTTGATGCGCTCATCGAGTTTTACAAGGCCTATTCGATATGTGATGGAATTGTAGCGCACAATCTCGACTTTGATGAAAAGGTGATAATGATCGAGCTAGAAAGAAATGTCGAATCTATTGTAGAGATTGAACCGCGTTGTCTCTCCCTATTCCGGAGTGTTTTTGAGGAGCTAAAAGGGATGGAACGATATTGCACAATGCGTAAGGGTTCTGCATTATGTAATATATTGGTAGAGCCAACACAGGATGGAAAGGTTCCAAGAGTCAAATGGCCCAAGTTATCCGAACTGTATGTAAAACTATTTCAGGAACCGGCACCTGAAGGACTGCATAATGCTATGGTCGACGTGACCGCGTGTTTGAAATGTTACTTGAAAATGCGACATAATACGGCAATTGTGTAAAAAATATGTTTCTAACCTTATTTTTTATTCTCTCTTTATTCTCTTCTGCCTTTTCTCTCTCTTCTCTCTTTTCTCTCTTTTCTCTCTTCTCTCTTGTCTTCTCTCATTATTCTCTTCTCTCTTCTGTCCTTCTCTCTTTATTCTCTTCTCTCTTTTCTGTCTATTCTCTTTTACCTTGTTATGCTGAGCACATGGTGCAACCCTCTTCCTCCTCTTCTACATCAACAAGTGCCTCTTTTTTCTCTGGTTCAATCGTAAATTGTTGTGCTTGATGTCGCGCTCGTCTCCGCAAATAATAAATACCCGTCTTCAGACCCTTGGACCAAGCATAAAAATGCATCGATGTCAAATTCGAATAATTCGGTTCTTCTAGCCACAAATTCAAGCTTTGGCTCTGACAAATATAGATACCACGATCCGCCGACATGTTGATGAGTTGTTTCATGGGTATCTCCCACACCGTCTTATATAATTCGCGGATCTCCAACGGGATCGTCTCCATATGTTGGATACTGCCTTGATTTGCAATCATGTTATTCTTCAACGTTTCATTCCATAATCCTAGCTCCAACAAATCGTTCATCAAATATCGATTGACCAACACGAATTCCCCAGCCAGCGTTTTTCGACTATAAATATTGCTAGTGATCGGTTCAAAACATTCATTGAAGCCTAGGATTTGCGACGTGGACGCCGTCGGCATCGGTGCCAACAACAAAGAATTACGTAGACCATGAATTTGAATCAGATCTTTTAGAGTGGGCCAATCATATCGACTGTTATCTGGTGGGGAGTTCCATAGATCAAACTGCAAAGTTCGCTCACTAGCGGGTGAATTGCAGAACGATGAATAAGCCCCCTCTAGCTTGGCCATCGCACATGACTGTTCTAAGGCCGCATGATACATGGTCTCGAAGATCTGTTTGTTCAATAGTTGAGCTTCCTCGCTGGCGAAAGGGAGACGCATCATCATAAACGTGTCTGCCAGTCCTTGAATCCCAATACCGATGGGTCGATGCTTCATATTGCTATTCCTCGCCTTTTCAATTGGATAAAAATTCACGTCAATAATACGATTCAAATTATATGTTACGATCTTGGTCACGGTATGAAGCTTGTCGAAATCAAACTCTTTTGTAATGGGATCGACAAACATAGGAAGTGCAATACTGGCCAAATTGCAGACCGACGTCTCTTCACTCGTAGACACCTGCACAACTTCACAGCATAAATTAGATGACTTGATAACCCCAATGTTCTTCTGATTTGACTTGCGATTACATGCATCCTTAAATAGGAGATAGGGGGTTCCCGTTTCCATCTGCGCATCCAAAGCTTGGAACCAGAGTTTGCGCGCATCCATCGTTGTTCTTCCACGTCCCTCTCTCTCATACTTCTCATACAGTGTGTTAAATTCTTCTCCATATACATCAGAGAGGCCGGGGCATTCATTAGGACACATGAGAGTCCAAGTTCCGTTTGCCTTGACGCGTTCCATAAACAAATCGGGAATCCACAGAGCATAAAAGAGATCGCGCGCCTTCAGCTCCTCGTCACCGTGATTCTTCCTCATCTGTAAAAACATTTCGATATCCGCGTGCCATGGCTCCAAATAGATGGCGAAGGATCCATTGCGCTTGCCACCCTGGTTCACATATTTCGCAGTATTATTGAAGACACGAAGCATGGGAACGATTCCGGTAGCTTGTCCATTAGTTCCTCGAATCAAACTTTCGTTGGCTCTTACATTATGAATGTGTAGGCCAATTCCGCCTGCCCATTTCGATATAACAGCACAATCCTTGAGCGTATTGTAGATGCCCTCGATGCTGTCACTTTCCATTGCCTCCAAGAAACAACTTGACAGTTGTGGATGTGGTGTTCCCGCATTGAACAGGGTCGGTGTAGCATGAGTAAAATATTTTTTGGACATATATTCATATGTCTCCTTCACTTTGACCATGTTGATACCATGGATACCAATAGCTACACGAAGCCACATATGCTGCGGTCTTTCTACTACGTCTTTTTTGTGTCGAAGTAGGTAGGCCTTTTCCAACGTTTTGAATCCAAAATAGTCAAACAGATAATCGCGTTTGTAGTCAATCAGTTCATCAAGTTCGTCGCCATACGTTTCGACCATCTGCATCACCGTTTCGGAGATGAGAGGTGAAGCTTGCCCTTGATCATCACAAAAGTCATACAATAGGCCCATAGTCATGCAAAACGAATCATTCGTATTTCGATGGTGATTTGATACAATGATGTGTGAGGCTAACACGCTATAGTCTGGATGAATCGACGACATGGATGCACATTGCTCTGCCAGCAGTTCATCGATCTTCGTTGTGGAAATATTATTGTATAGTTGATCAATGACCTTCATTACCAAAGAAGTATAGTTCACTTTCGACTTTTGTGCGCCATGATCAAATGCATTTTGACCTATTACCCTTATTCTTTTTAAAATCTTATCAAAAGAAACGATTTCTAGCTTTCCGTCACGCTTTGTGACAAACATTTCGCCGTCATCTACTGCACCAGTAAACATGTTCATCTTATACTTATAATATAAGATGAATAGTGTCTATATTAGTTTAATCTAATCTAATTATTCATCGTTTTCGATTCCATATATATATATTAGTTTTCTTCTTCACTATCATGTTCTTCTTCTTCACACATATTTTCTCCTAAAAGATCTATTAAAATATCTTCTTTTTTAGTTATTTCAATAGCTTTCTTTTCTAACGCCTTAATGACAGTACTCATTTTTTTGCATTCTTTTATTGCTTTTTGATACTCTTTCTTCATTGTCTTATTAACACCGGCGCCTGTGTTAAATCCCTCATAAGGATAAGCTGCTTCTTCGCATTCACTCCTTTGTCTTCTAATTTCTTGTGTCTTTGTAGTTATCTCCGTGTGCTTATCATTCAATGTCTTCAATTTCTTACGAGTGTTTTGACAGTTTCTTGCTAGTGCTTTTACAATCGTTTTTGTGTTTGGTTTGGTAGCACCGGCGGCTATCAAACGGTTGATAATAGCTTCGTTACCATTTTTCTCTGCGAGATAACGAGGTGTTGCACCAAACTTAGTTTTGCAGTTTACTTCGGAACCAGCTTTTATTAATAAGTCGGTTAACTGTTCTGCACTGTCAGTTTGATTAGCAGAAATGATAGCATGAAGGGGTATAAATCCACTTGCATTTTTTTTATTTACATCAGCGCCGGCTTCTAATAATAATGTGTTTACAGCATATTCCAATTCATCAGAATCTAGCTTAGTTTCAGATAAGTAGTGAAGAGGAGTATTTCCATAATTATCCTCGCCATTTACATCAGCGCCAGCTTCCAGTAATAGTTCTATAGTAAATGAGTTCTTGCAGCTTAAACAAGCTGCGTGAAGAGGCATCTTTCCGCTGTCTGGGTTCTTGCTATTCACATCAAACCCCGCAGAAAGTCGCTGCTTTATACTTTCGTGTGCATCCTCTTCAATAGCCTTAATAAAACTATATAGATCGTTATCCATTTATAATATATATACATAAATTATTTTGTTCTAAAGTTTCAAATACTTATTTTGTTCTAAAGTTTCAAATACTTATTTTGTTATCATAGTTTGCTATTACGCATCCTCCGTGTCCAGTTTTATCAGGCATATCGAATTCGTTAACTGAATATTGTTAACAATATAGGAATTTGACGAATCTGATCCAGCTGTCACGGTAATCGAACGTTTCTTTGCACTTCGATGTTCGTATCCGCTCACTCTTTCTTCCAATATGGTGTCCCATGTCTCTAATATATGAGGAACAGCTGCTTGAAACCACGCGCGATTTCTAGGAATCAGTATACACGAAAACTCGTCCAGATACCAATAAAGGATGGAGAACAAGACTAAGCCATCCAGTCTATATTCTGACTTGGTCGCGGAAATCCAATCATCAACAATCTCTTTTTCGTTACCGAGTTCTAGAGGCATGTATACGTAGGACGGCTGTTTCGCATCCTTTTGTAAAAAGTAGAGGACAACACCTTTATAGTCCGATTTCGTGTCTGCATAAAACTCCTCTTCTGTATCGAACTCCATAATCCGCGTTTCTACAAAATCGCATTCGTCTAGCTCACATGTCTCCATTTGAATTTGTGTCTGAATCCAATACTCCTCTTTTGGGATCCCAGTAATGTCTCGATTTTTAATATTCTTAATTTCCAACATTCTCCCATAACGTTCGTTCGTTGGACATGTATTAATACCATCTGGTGACGCACCAATACAGGAATAAACAGGGTGTTGTATACAACCAAAATCACTGATCTTTGTTTGATAAACGGATTCATAAATCATCACAGTAACGGGTTCGTATTTGACTCCCCAATGCATGGGGGAATCAACGTTGCAAAAATCCTTTGAATCTATTTGTGTCGTCGGGGTTTGATTAGCAATACATTTGCATTTCTCATAAATGAGACTATTTTTCTGTGCGTCGCTCGAAAAGATCTTCCATAAATTGCTCGCTGTAATCAGATTGTTGCGAAAATCATACCATTCTTGACTACGCTGCTTAGGTTGATCCACGCTCAATAGATAATGAAGTTTGTCTTCTATCGCAGAGAGCTCATTACTATTATTGGTAATTGGTTTCTCATGTTCTCGTATAGACCGCTTAGGCAATCTACTGATCGTATCAAAATAGACCTCTACAGTTTCATCAACAAAATCTTCTATATCCTGATATACGTCATCCTCTTCGTCGAATAGACCTGCTGTTGACCAACTCTCGAACAATGTCTCCGTAACCTTTTTTTTAATATCGTCATAGAAGGTGGGCTTGGATATATGCAATACATGATTCTCCTCTTCTTCTAAAATCTGATCATAGATGTCAGATGTAATATCCGATATTTCAGATTCACTCAAGTTCTCCAGTAAATTCTGCTTCATTGGTTTTCTATGAACGTCAAATCCAAAATAGTTATCATCTACCTCTTTCTCTTCACCTTCACTACCACTACTGTTGGGTAAATACTCTGAATCGGATGACATATTCATATCTCCTTACTGTATAGTAACTTACCCTTTTGTTTTTATACGTTTTCATTTTCAATTGTTTCATTTTCAATTTCAATCGTTTTCTTTTCGACAACGCGTTTCGGCGTCAATGATTTCAAGGTAGATACACGTTTCGGATCCATATTTTTCAACGTAAAATTACGGTTCAATTGATTAAAGATTAAAGACGGAATCGATGTAATATCCTTTGTTTCCTTATCATAAATCACGTCTTTTGTTTTTTGTAATTTATTCTGCTCCAAGGATTGTAGGAAAAACGTTTTCAATGCCTTCACGTCTTTTGTAGGCAACGCATTGTCTTTGCCATACGTTTCAGCGAATTTGTTGAGTTTCTGTATTTTTACCGTTTTATCGAGCTTGTTCCATGGCTCCGATTTATTATGTGTCTTTTCGTCTTCTAACAGCTTATCTAGCGCATTGTAAGTAACTTCATCCACATTAGCATAATGAATGACATTTTTATACTTATTTACTGTCTTGGTATCAGCGATTATCTCATTGTCAGATGTATCAGTAACCATTATACTTCTTCTTTCTCTTTATGTTATTATGAAAAGTTATATTTATCTTCTTTATTATATTAATAAATTGTTACATGAACAAAGACATTAACATGTCGGGCAAAGAGAGTCGAATTCGAAACATTGTTCACACAGACAAATGGTTACATGCGACTATCGATTTAAGCAGTCAATATCATGTAGTATCATTATTGAAAAATGATGCCAATAGTCCTGATCTTGATCAACTAGTCGATACTACCAACACTAGTTCTAGTATTGCATCATTAATAGAACACCAAATACGAGGTAAGATTTCTGGATATAAATATCAGGACATTAGAAAAGGCATTTATTGCGACGCGTCTTTCGTATCTATACAGGACGTGTATTCTACGTTGGTCAACTCTAATTACCAATGCTATTATTGCAAAAAGGGCGTTCATGTTCTCTATGTCAAAGCGCGAGAACCGATGCAATGGACTCTAGAAAGATTGGATAATCAATATGGGCATAATCGAGACAATGTCGTCGTCTCCTGTCTCCATTGTAATCTTTGTAGGAAAACAATGTATCATGAACGGTTCTCGTTTACAAAACAAATGCAAGTAGTTAAATTAGAGTAACAATCATATAAAAAATGGTTACTATTATTAGTAAAATAATAGTAATAATTATGCTCCCATTTTTCACAAAGAAAGATAAAACTGTAGAAGAACAATGTAGTATCGATTTATCCATACATAAAGCCATCCATGACAAACTAAATTATTTTTACGAATCTAATAAGATCCCACATATCATTTTTTACGGTAGTTCGGGGTCAGGAAAGAGAACCATCGTTGATCATTTTTTGCGAAAGATTTATAAAAACGACAAAGCAAAAATGAAATCAGGTATTATTATCGTCAACTGCGCACACGGTAAAGGGATTAAACTGATCAGAGAGGAGCTCAAATTTTTCGCGAAAACGAATATCCAATCCAACAACGGTATCACATTTAAAACGATTGTCCTCCTAAATGCAGATTACCTAACGATTGATGCACAATCAGCCTTACGGCGGTGCATTGAGTTATTCAGCCATAATACCCGGTTTTTCATCATTGTCGAGAACAAGCAAAAATTGCTGAATCCCATTTTATCCCGTTTCTGTGAAATTTATATACCTGAACATACAGTCGATGGTAAAATAGTGAATCTCCACGTGCAAAGTATCATGCAACATTATACGGTAGTCGACGGTGCTGATGAGGATAAGAAACTATGGATTCAAGAAAAGATGAATGATATTGCTACTACAGATGATGTTGAGAACCTGCATCTTCATCTTACAGATATTATAGCAGAATGGTATGAAATGGGCTATTCGTGCATTGACCTTGTTGATTGGGTCCAGGATTCAGAACGTTTTGATGCCAAAGAGAAGGCCTCATTTTATGTGTGTTTCGACAAGATAAGAACGGAATTTCGATGCGAAAAACTACTTTTATTATATTTATTAGATTACCTATTTTTACGTTTAGATAAAGATGTAAAAAATGTTTACGTTTTATAAATGGACGATTTTGTAATCTCTAATTTACATGAATCTAGGAATGAATGGTGTTGTCGGTTAATCAGTATTTTATCGCCATTGGTCATTGAAGGAATAAAGTCCATCTTCAATGAATCTTGGAATCTTTGTTTAGAAACAAATGAACCCAACAAATATCTCATGACGTTTCAAAATTTGATAGGACGAGTGCCTAAATGGAACGCCGTGATCATCGAAGAGGAAAGAAAACGTATTGTCGAGCGAAGTGGATGTAATTATTTAGAAGACTTGATTACGTGTGTCCATATCATTCAGCTGAAAATTCTAACCTGTATACGTGTTGGTAACAAACAGAAGAAGATCGATATTTCTATTCCTAAATTGGATACCTTCCTACATAAGATTTATATTCATGCTGCTAGAAAGGTCTACATGAACGTGTATCTATTTGATAAATCAGTCACCCCACTCCAAGTTCAGAAGAATTTACGTGAGCTGGAGATGCTCATTCAAGAGTGTATTTTGATGGCGATTCGCGAGAGCATCCCTACGGAGCAAATTATTCGGGCATATATGGAGGAAAATGTCGAACACGAGGAGGAAGTGGTGATTGAGAGGTTACAGGAGGCAGGCAGTGCTGTTGCCGGCGGCAATATGGTCGATTCATCAGCGAATATCATATCCATAACGTCGACAGCTACGGCAGCAGAAGCAAAGGAGATACCTGCTATTGTTCCATCAATTCAGAATGTGAATGAAGAAAAAGTGGTCACTAAACTTACCTTCAGTGATATCGACTCTGTTTTAGACGAAACGAATAGAGAGATAAAGGTAGAGGCACCGAAGAGCATTGAACGTTTAGAAGAAATCAGCACATCTAGGGCCATCCAGAGAAAGCTAGAAGAGCAGGCAGAAGCTGAGGAAGACCGTATTAAAATACATAGTGATCCTATTTCTCTTGATTTAGGGTTAATAGATCTTAGTGACACTGTTGGTTCATTAATGCCATCACCATCACCATCACCATCACCATTGCCATCCACAAAATTAGACGATGTTGTCGTCCTTACCGATGTTATGGAATTATTTTAAGAACGCGTTTTATATACACGATTATTGTTGATGGATTGTGTATATGGAAAAAATTATTACTTTAGCATCGCTAATCACCTTTCTCTTTTGTATTCTCAAAATGTTAGAAATGCGGTATTCGGATGAGGAAGAGCAGAGACCAATCAAGCAGCTGGCACTCGATGCTACGTTCGTTTTTATCTGCTCGTTTGTTGGTGGATTCACTTATTTCAGGTTAGATCACTCTATTGGTGACTTCTTTAATATATTGACCGAGACAAAGACGTTAAATCCATCTGTTACGCAGATATTTACTGATGAACCCGGATTCTAATTTGCCAAAAAATAAAGAAATCGTGTTCTTTATTTTCTTCCTGTTGTGTAACCATGTCATCCTTTCATAATGAATATTTACAGCAGATTTTCACCAGTAAAGAGAATGTTACCTTATCCCAACAAGAAATGTTAAAGAATATATTTAATATTTATGACTATGATGGAGACGGACATTTAAACGAAGAAGAATATTTGACGCTCATCAGTGATGTTGTATACATTTCCGTCTTAATGAATAGGTTTCCAGAGAGCGAATATCACTTAGAGAATGTAGCGAAGATAGCAAGGTGGTCCAGCTCCAATTTTAAGAGCAATTTATTTCGCGTTCCTTTACCAACCATATCTTATGAATTATTTATGGACGGCATCATCTATGCTTTGACGGAGAATCGGAATTTTCCTATTTTTCCCAATAATAATATTTTTGTTATTTCGTTTGTTCCTGAATTGATTCATTATTTTCATTATTATGTAGATGTGGCTAAACGGCGTGGATGGCCAACTGAATTAGAAGTTGAACAAGAAGATGTAATGATGACTGCAGAAGCAGAAGGACCGGTCGTTTCAACCGATGAAGGACCTGTAGTTTCGACTGCTGAAGCAGAAGAAGCGGTCGTATCGACTGCTGAAGCAGAAGAACCTGTAGTTTCGACCGATGAAGCAGAAGGACCGGTCGTTTCGACTGCTGAAGAACCTATAATAAATGAAATCGTGGGATATCAAGAAATTCGGCGAAGAAAATATCAGGAAGAAAAGGAAAAAGAACGATTAGACCAGCAAAGAGCATTGGCTGCTAAACACGCAGAACAAGACAGAGTCAATAGAGAGATACATTTACAAAGTCAACGATTAGAAGCCGAACAGAGAGAGAGAGAAAGACGTAATTTACTGCAAGAACAGCAGCAACGTCAAATCTTGGCCTTGCAACAGCTTCAGGCGAATTTGCGGCATAGAATACGACAACAGCATAGTGTATCACTAGTTGATCAGATAGATCCATCTTTACCTAGTCTTGGTGAGATCGAGATAAAAGACACGGAAGAAGGATATGATCCCATTGAGGGGAATGTCAATGTTCTCGAATTTGCTAAAAGAGAGGTCAATGACGGTCTAGTCTTCCGATGTGGAGATAGTTATTATTTAGCAAGTAGAGATCGAATTAAGAGTATGATTCAGCTCGGCGAAAAGGATAATTCCTTATTCTACGGCTGTATCTGCGAGATTGACGGCGATTGGACCCAGCCTCAAACATGGGAGTTCTTAGAACATACTGTCATGATCAATCCTATCTATTATAATATACAACAATTAGGCCTTCCTATTCGATATGTTTATTTAGATGAGGTTAAACAGGTTCTCGCATCGCCACATCAATTCTATTCCATAGAGAAGCCCGAAGAGTATCATGTGATACCATCATTCGCCAGCGATAATGTATTGCATCATGGCGTAGGGTCCATGTCTGGGCTGCATTGTCAAGAAGGACAGATGGACGTGGTATACAGGATCAAAAGTTTTACTAATAATGGTGCAAAGATATAGGATCAAAAGCTTTAATGGTGCAACGGTATCGGATCAAAAGCTTTAATGGTGCAACGGTATCGGATCAAGAGTTTTACTAATACTGACAGGATCAAAAGTTTTTATTAGAGGACCAAGATGATGAGTTTTTTCTAATAGTAGTATAATAGAAGATGGAAAGGAAGAATGAGATCTGGGCAAAACAGTTAGATGAACTGAGCCAACTGATGATGAAGAAGGGGGAAGTGATGAGAAGTCGAGCGTATACAAAGGCAAAAGAGGCGATACTAACAATGGGCGACGTCAGTAACGTTGATCAGTTAAAAGGGATTCGCAATATTGGCCCGTCAGTCATAGAAAAGATAAGTGAGTTTGAATCAACGGGTAGAATACATGTCATCGACGAAGAGAGAGCACGCCCTGAGAATATATTTACCGATATTTTCGGCATCGGACCTAAAAAGGCTAAAGAATTGGTTGAGAAGGGTATTGTTACTTTAGAACAATTAAGGGAGGGTCAAAAAGAACTCTTGAATTCTACTCAACAAACTGGTTTGAAATATTATGATGACATTATGGAACGAATCCCAAGATCAGAGATAGACGAATATAAAACGATTTTAGACGAAACATTTGAGACGGTGCGTCAGCACGGAGATGACCGATATGAAATTGTTGGAAGTTATAGACGTGGAAGTGCGGACTCTGGTGATATTGATGTTATCGTTACCTCTACTGACAAAAAAATTATGGGGCGATGGGTAACTATATTGAAGGAGGTGGGGATTATTAGGGAGGTTCTCTCACAGGGCGCATCAAAAGCTTTATTGATAACGAGGTTACATGGAAACAGTCGGGTTTGTCGTCGTGTAGACCTTCTTTATACAACTCACGAAGAATATCCTTTCTCCGTATTGTATTTTACTGGCAGTAAGGACTTCAATACCATCATGCGTTACCAGGCTACCCTCGCGGGATATTCTTTAAACGAATATGGAATTACGAATAAAATTACTGGTGAAAAGGTGGATAGACAATTTAAGGACGAAAAAGATATCTTTGACTTTCTATATATGAAGTATAAACTGCCGAATGAGAGGATTGACGGAAGGGCTGTAGTCCTTGAAACAAAGCCTCACGATGCAACTAATTCAAAAGGAGAACCTGTTGCTGCAAGTCCAGGAAAGAAGAAAGGAAAAAAGACACTTAAAGTTGTTGCTACTACACCAAAAGAAGTAGTTCCAGTTGTTGCAAGTCCAGGAAAGAAGAAAGGAAAAAAGACACTTAAACTTGTAGCTGTTGCTACTACACCCAAAGAAGTTGTTGCTACTACACCAAAAGAAGTAGTTCCAGTTGTTGCAAGTCCAGGAAAGAAGAAAGGAAAAAAGACAATTAAACTTGTAGCTGTTGCTACTACGCCCAAAGAAGTAGTTGCTACTACGCCCAAAGAAGTAGTTCCAGTTGTTGCAAGTCCAGGAAAGAAGAAAGGAAAAAAGACACTTAAACTTGTAGCTGTTGCTACCCCCCCATTAAACACATCAGTAGGTAGCGGCAAGAAAAAGGAAAAACCTACGCGAAAAAAAGAGTTAAAAACAAAAGGCCAGGCTGTATCAACAGAACAAATGATTACTGATTTTAAACAAAATGGTATCGGTGTATTAGAAGTCTTATCAGAAGACCAATTGGTCAGCATGGTGACTTTAGCAAATGACACCTATTACAATACACAAACTACATTACTCACCGATAATGAATATGATATTTTAAAGGAATTCATAGAACGTAAATTCCCGAAAAACGCGGTTCTCAAAGATATTGGCGCTCCCGTAGAAAAAAACAAGGTAACACTCCCTTATGAAATGGCATCTATGGACAAGATAAAACCCGATACAAACGCACTGTCCAACTGGAAACAAAAATACGTCGGTCCCTATGTTCTCTCCTGCAAATTAGATGGTGTATCCGGTCTCTATTCCACAGAAGGTGATGTTCCTAGGTTGTATACTCGAGGTAACGGTATCGTGGGTCAAGATATTACACATATCCTACGCGTTCTAAATCTACCAACAAATAAAGGAATCGTTGTTCGCGGCGAATTTATTATTCCCAAGGCAGTATTCGACTCCAAATACGCATCTCAATTCGCCAATCCGCGAAATTTGGTAGCAGGAATGATCAATAGCAAAACGATGGACGCCAAAATCCATGATCTTCATTTCGTCGCCTATGAACTCATTCAACCCCACGTGAAACCGAGCGAACAGTTGGAGACTCTAACTGGTCTAGGGTTTGAAGTGGTTCAATTCGAGAAGAGAAGGGAGATAACGAACGAATCCTTATCGGAAACCTTATTGGATTGGCGATCAAAATATGCTTATGAGATTGACGGGGTTATCGTCGCGAACGATGCAATCTATGCTCGTAAGTCGGGAAATCCCGATCATGCATTCGCGTTCAAAATGGTCATCTCGGATCAGATGGCCGAAGCGAAAGTGGTCGATGTGATTTGGACACCTAGTAAATTAGGCTATTTGAAGCCTCGTGTTCGCATTGAACCTGTGCGTCTCTCAGGCGTTACGATTGAATATGCAACTGGTTTTAACGGCGCGTTTATTGAGTCGAATAAGATCGGTATCGGATCGATCATACAAATTATTCGATCTGGTGATGTTATCCCGCATATCAGATCCGTGACGGTTCCTGCAGAAGTCGCAAAAATGCCGACCGTTCCCTATCACTGGAATGAAACGCATGTCGATATTGTATTGGACGATGTTGCAGGAGATGATACTGTTCGCGAAAAGAACGTAACCGACTTTTTTAAGACGATCGAGGTGGACGGTTTGTCCGGTGGAAACGTAAAACGAATTATCGCTGCGGGGTTCGATACTGTTCCGAAGATCCTACATATGTCCAAAACAGACTTTGAATCTGTCTCAGGATTCAAGGCGAAAATGGTGGAGAAGATATATCAGGGAATTCAAGACAAAGTGGCTGCAGCGCCCCTACTTGCTATCATGGCGGGATCTAACCTTTTGGGTCGCGGAATCGGTGAACGAAAAATGAAGCCTATTTTGGATGCTTTTCCCAACATTTTACTGAGTGGCGAGTCGCCCTCTCAAAAAGAGACCATGTTGAGAGGCGTCAGCGGTATTGGCGCCGAAAACGCGAGGGCATTCGTAGCCAATATTCCTGCATTTCTGGCGTTTTTGGAGGAATGTGGTTTATTAGAGAAACTGACTCAAAAGGTTGTATCGGCACCTACCATCTCTATAGTTGAACATGTCCTCAATAATAAACATATTGTTATGACAAAGGTCCGAGATAAAACGATTATTGATGCATTGGCAAGATATGGGGCGACCCTTGATGACGGAATTGGAAAACATACCTTTGTTCTCGTCGTCAAATCAAAAGAGGATGTATCGAATAAAACGAAGTATGCGGAACAACACGGGATACCTATGATGACGCCTGAAGAATTTATTGCAACCTACCTTACCGATCGTTAACCACATATTATGATAATGTGAATCTTTTTATTATGATAATATGAATTTTTTTATTATGATAATATGAATCTTTTTATTATGATAATATGAATCTTTTTATTATGATAATATGAATGATAAAATCATATGTATATAAAAATATGTTTATATAGATAATATATGTCTGAACCCAGCAGTGAAAATGAGTCAGACCAAATTACCAAATTACCCAATTTGGACAATGCATTGTTCCAAAAATACAATGTGACTCTTTATGGTAGCCGTGTTGATACCTATACAATCATAAATGACTTTTTAGAGAACAATCAGAGCGAACATGCATTTTACATCATCGATTTAGGCGAAGTTACCCGAGCCTACTCCACATGGATCCATCATTTACCCATGGTGAAACCCTATTATGCAGTAAAATGCAATTCGAATCCGGTCCTATTGGAGACATTGGCCTCTCTAGGCGCCAATTTTGATTGCGCCAGTGAAAATGAAATGCGCTCCATCATTGATATTACGAAAGATTCATCCCGAATCATATTCGCCAATCCAGTAAAGATGACGTCGCAGATTCGGTATGCCAGGTCAAACGACGTGGATTTGATGACCTTTGATTGTGAAGAAGAATTGTATAAAATCAAGCTTTACCATCCTTATGCCAAGCTGGTTCTCCGGTTAGCAGTAGATGATACGAAGAGCAAATGTCAATTCAACAAGAAATTCGGATGTCGCCTACATCAAGTTGAAAGTTTACTGATGATAGCCAAAACATTGAAGCTCAATGTGGTCGGTTTCAGTTTTCACGTAGGCAGCGGATGCTCATCAAGTGAGAGTTTCTACGAGGCTATACGAGACTGTAAAAAGGCAACTGAATTTGCCAAGGAGAAGGAGATCGATATAAGCATTATTGATGTGGGTGGCGGGTTTCCGGGTGTGGATCAAGAGGTGACTTTCGCTAGCATTGCCCAGCGCATGAAAGATGGTCTGGATGACTTCTTTTCTGAAGAGCTAGAGAGCGGATCCATTCAATTTATTGCTGAACCCGGGCGTTTTTTCGCCCAGGCTAGTCATACCCTGGTTCTCAATATTATCGGTAAAAAAAGTAGTGTAGAAGATGACACAATCATCTACTATTTGAACGATGGTGTATATGGTTCGTTTGGTTGCATCTTCTTTGATCATTATAAACCAGTCATCCTACCTTATAATGAGCGAGATGGAAAGCTACATAAAAGTCGCCTCTTTGGACCTACCTGTGATTCCATCGATCTAATCACAGAAGAAATCATGTTACCTGAGTTAGCGATTGGTGAATGGGTCTATGTAGAGAATTTCGGTGCGTATACGGTGGCGTCTTCCAGTAATTTCAATGGATTCAAGACGAATGTGTTTAAATATATTTATCGATCGTAAGACACTGTTTCTATCTATTTTACAAAATTATCCATACATCTCACGCATCTCTGAATAAGTCATATTTCTACCGGTTTTTTCTTTAAACTCCTTCGCACCTTCGCTCATGATATTGATCAGCTTCTCGGGATTTCCTTTTTCTGTCGGCGTCAATTGCTGGACCTGTTTCATTCCCTTTTGCTCTAAATCCACCTTCAATTTTTGATATGATTTCATATCACTCTTAGATGAAACTAGGTCACTCTTATTGTCAGATGGGTCCATGCGAATATTGTTTATGTTTTATTAACATGCATAAACAATAATATTCAATTTTATGTTATCTCTAATAGTAGGTTGGTAGTCCATCAATATCGATGACAGTAGCATCGGTTTCGACTGTCCCTTCAAATAAAAACTGACTAAAATAGGGGAATTCCAACTGCTGTTCCGGAGTATGATTATGCACGGTTCTCGCAATCATCTTATATAATTTGAAGTTGGGATATCGGTCATCGCCGTTTCGTTTATACAAGACATTTTTACCATTGTCATCTAAGCACCAACGATACACCGTTTTTTGAAAGTCATCCATACTCTCTTCATCTTCAGATTCAATAATAAAATCATACATGGAACATCCTAATCTGCACAAATCGAAACTATAATTGGGATCGATTCGTGGCTTCTTCTCGTTCATAAATGGTTCGCAATTGTATTGAGTTGCTGCATCACCATTGTCCGCGAAACTATCACTGCAAAATTTCTTGCCTTGGAATTGATAAATACTTCTACCAAAGTCGATCATTTTAAAGATCTTGCCGTATGTGGGAACTCGGTAAACTTTTCCATTCACTCTATAATGCATGTATTCGATGGTGGTAGATTGATACATGATATTATTCGTATGAAGGTCATTGTGAGTGAAATGAAAGCATTTTTGGAACGTTAGAAGCGTCATGATCACCTGCATCAAAATGCTCGCGCTCATCTCGTATGATATCTCCTTCTTTAGGAATAGCCTATCTAGTGTTCCTTCGCATTTTTCTAAGCAAATTAGTTGCACTGGGAAATTGCGAATGTATGCGTATTCTTCGGCTTCCTCTGCGCCTTCGCTTTCTTCATCGGTTGCCCAACCCTCATCCTCTTCTGCTTCCTCTTCGTCCTCTTCTTCGTCTTCGTCTTCCTCTTCTTCTGTTGCACTGTCTTCGTCTTCTTCTTCTTCAGTTGCACTATCGCTACCACTATCCTCTTCCTCTTCTTCTGCACCTTCATATACCAATTCGCTCAGATCTGTAAGTTCCCCTTCTGCAGAAAAGCCATCATCGTCTAACTCTTCTGCATCAATGGTAACTATATCATCCTTGTCATTTGTTATATCCAATTTCAGTTTGTTACCTCGAGAACTTGTCGTAGCCCCAATACGTGCGTTCTCGCTCTTAGTAATGCTAAAGAGTTTGTTACAATGATCCGAAAAATACTTGGAATCAATCAGATATTCGAGGTCGTCTGTAATATTCATCTTATACTTCTCCTGAATGCCAAGAAAAGACCCATAGAATTCTAGTCCATGCGAGAACCCATGATGCAGGTTGAGTTGCCCAGATAAATAGCAGAAAAAATTATCAGTATAAGATGCATTGTTTACATGTAACAGTTTGCTGGCCGACTTAGCTGTCGAAAATGGCATGGGTAATGTTCTCAATGCATCGTCCCCCTCCTTCTTATACTTCCCAATCATATATCGAATTGGATCTAGCAAAGGTGAATACTTGATAAAGACCGGTTTGTCTACCACTTCTTTAGTCGAACTATTGAGAACCTGGTTCATATTCACAATATGGAAGGAGTGATTTAGCCCAATTTTATCACAATTCTTCTCCGTCATATCAAAGAATAAGGAATAGATAGGATTGTATTGCTGAAGAGAGGTGATAGAAAAAGGATTGTATTCATATTCCTTGTCTTCTTCTGACGGATCATATTTATTTGCTAAAGCTTGAACGTCTAGTAGAGAAGGCTTCGAATAGTGGAGGTTGAATTTAGAAGACATATATACTGGGTTTTCCTAAATAATTATCCTGGTATTTACGAATACAGATCGTTTAATCTTCGTAAAAACATTATTATCGTATTCTAATATAAGACCATGACTTCATTAGAATTGAAGAAATTCGATATGAGATCCATTACGTTTAAGCCGGATGAAAATAAGGGACCCGTCGTCGTTTTGATCGGACGTCGTGATACCGGTAAATCGTTTTTGGTGAGAGACCTCCTATTTTACCACCAGGATATACCGATTGGAACTGTCATTTCGGGAACAGAGGCAGGTAACGGCTTTTATGCGAGTCATGTGCCTAAGCTCTTCATTCATGATGAGTATAACACAATTTTGATAGAAAATGTATTGCGTCGTCAGAGAACTGTTTTGAAACAAGTGAACAAGGAGATCGAGACCTATAGGAGAACATCGATTGATCCCCGAACATTTGTGATTCTGGATGATTGTCTTTATGACCAGTCGTGGACTCGTGATAAAATGATGCGCCTACTATTTATGAACGGGAGGCATTGGAAGGTGATGTTGGTGATCACGATGCAATATCCTTTAGGCATCCCGCCCAATCTTCGAACCAACATTGATTATGTCTTTATTCTGAGAGAACCTTATTTAGTGAATCGCAAACGTATTTGGGAGAACTATGCGTCCATGTTTCCTACTTTAGAATCGTTCTGTTCCGTCATGGACCAAACGACCGAGAATTTTGAGTGTTTGGTTATTAATAACAACGCCAAGTCGAATCAATTGAAAGACCAAATTTTCTGGTATAAAGCACAGGAACATCCCGATTTCAAACTGGGATCGAAAGAGTTTTGGGAAATATCGAAGACGCTGGTGGACGACGATGAGGAAGAAGCGTATGATCCCAGTAAGGCGAAAAAGCGAACCGGTCCTGCTCTCAATGTCAAGAAAACGAAATATTAAAAAATATATTTATATATATATATAAATGCCGACTTTTGAAGAAGCAATAATAGAGCTTAAAGCACTTATAGACGACCTTCATAAATCTACTATTGCAGGGACTGGTGGTTATTATGCTAGTGACACAACGATTCCGATTAAGAAAACTTTTGATGATATTCATAGAAAAATAGATGGTCTCACATTTCTTAGCCCAAACCAACTCAAACGTTGGAAAACAGATATTCAAAGGTTTAAAAATGGAATTTATAACGAAGCCGGTAGATTTAAACGTTATAAGCTTAATGACGTTCAAGATTTAGATAAAGAATTTTCGCCTAATGAGATTTGGGTTTTTTTAGTTCAAAGTTATAATTCCATGGGCAATGGTTCCCCGCAACAAATGCTAAGTCTTTCACTAGATGACAAAAAAATAGCGTTAATAAGAATTTGTAAGAATATGGCAGCTAAAATGAATCCGTCGCGTCTGGCTTGGCTGTCTTGGGCTAACGAAAGGAACTCCTTGAAATACAGTTACGATATGAACATTCCTATTAAAATTATAGAGGGAGCACCTAATATTAGTGATGAGCAATATCGGAACCTTTCACAAACACTTAATAATTATTCAAAAAATATGACATTTAAAAGAGGAGCCTTGTTAGAAGGTAATGAACCCGCGCATATAGTTTTTTATAATGGCGCATTTAGCAGTTATATATATATTGACCAACTTTATGAAGATATGAAAAGTATTTTAAAAATTACTACTGGCGGTAAAAAATGCAATCCAAGAAAAACAAAAAACACCGGTAAAATAAAAACACAAACAAAAAACACTTATACACAAAGAAACAAAAACAAAAAAATAAAAATAAGTCGCAGAAAGCGTTAACTATTTAGTAAATAATATTGACATGCCCATAATACGGATCATCGTAAAATACAGAATAATTTGGGGTTATCCATAATGGACTAATGGCCATCGCACCTCCTGGGTAATACCCATTATCAGTATAATAATGTTGTTTTGATCGGACATTACCATGATCAGTATAATAATGTTGTCTTGATCGAGAAATATTACCATGATCATTATAATAATGTTGTCTTGATCGAGAAATATTACCATTACCATCATCATTGTAATAATATTGCTGTCCTCTTCTAACAGTGTTTCTGTGACCATTATAATAATAATATCCTGAACTGGCACCGTTTACTGTAATCCCTTCCCTGGTAACGATCCAATCATTTATAAAAATAAACAATAGGATCATTACAATAACAAACAAACACAATAGATACATCATACTATATAATTACGTTATATATTATGGATCATATAGCCCTTCATCTTCTTCATCCTCTTCATCCACGATAACATGACTGCGATCATAATAGTTCCTTCTTTTCTGTTTTATGGACTCATGTTCATCGTTGAAGCAAATCGTTCGTCTCTTTGACCATGGATCAATATCAACGCGTTTTCTGCCAAATAAAGGATGTCGTTGCTGTAATGTATTCAGTTTCCACTCCAATTCTTCTTCTGAAGAATACCGAGCATTTATATCTAAGGAATAGATCGATGTATAAAATAATCGTAAACAGGGTCGCAAAATGTTTACCAATCGCTCCTTCGGAAATTCGTCGTGAATTACAATATGGCATTTTTTGCTATGTGAATTGTTTCGTTTTCTGATCATTGCTCTACATGTATTATACAGCATGGTAACATCTCCATTCCGAATATAATTTTCGATTGCAACATCCCGTATCAATACCGCATCTATCTTGGAAAATTCCATTAAATCAAAATTACACAAGAAATAGCGATGAAATAAGGTCGACATCACTACATCCTGACTTTTCATGAAAAAATAGACGGAATACAATATTGCCTTTGAAAACGGCACATTATTATATGGGTTTTTGATGGCAAGAGGCTCTGCAATAAACATCGGCGAGTTGGATAACGATGATTCGATCAACTTCTTCATATCCATAGTTGTAAATAAATATCTGGATCCATCTTGATATATGGTCATAACATTGCGACCGAATGGATCAATATGATTCATTATCATATCCGTATTATTTTTAATAGGAGCCCGTCTTTTCTTGATCATGTTGCCGAAGCGGTAAAATGCATGACAGTGCTTTTGGCATACTTGAAAGATCTGTAGAAATTGATCCTTTTGTTCTTGCGAATAGAACGGGTTATTCAATATAGTTTGAAGATATCCGAATTTTTGGGGAATCGTATGTAGCAAATCGTTCGATATATAGATAGATAACGTAATTTTCAGCAAAGCATCTTCCTCACCTAATTTTATGTTTGACAATAGGCAAGCAAACAAAAAAGGGGCGGGTGGGTCGCGTTTTGTAGGTAAGGTAGGGCCACGTAGGGGAGGGAAAGAAAATAATGAATTCGGCTGATACATTATACTGCACTACTTTGTATACCTATATATATTTATATTCATTGTAAATATATAATTCGCAATTGTCAGGACAACTTTTCTTCTCTTCTTCTCTTCTTCTCATCTTCTCATCTTCTCTTCTTCTCTTCTTTCCTTCTCTTCTTCTCTTCTTTCCTTCTTATTGGATAAGAAACACGTTATCTACTTGTTCATTGTGTTCAATAACTCCTGATTTCGCTTATCCGTCTTCTCCTCCTCCTCCACCTCACGCGATTCAAAGTCGACGGTCTCTTTCACACCGACCAAATTACCCTCCTTATCAATGGTCTGGGTCAAGACATTTCCACTCTTTTGTGCTGCCTTGACATTCTCCTCAATGGCCTTTCTCTTCGTCTCCATCACACGCTTATCGAACTCCTGCTTGGCGATCGTCTCATTCTTAATCTTCTCCTCATGCAACTTATTCAACTCCTCCTCCATAAACTCGACCTTACCTGTCTTGTAAGCATCAGGATCCCAGGGCACCCAGATACCGACAGGACCCACATAAATGTCATGATTCGGATCCTTCTTTCTCAAGGCGACGCACTTATTTTGCGCCTCCTCCTGCGTAGAGAAGACACCGCGAATTTTGACGCCACGAACCGATGTCTGGAATTGGTTCTCCTTCTGAAACTGTTCGGTCAATCTGTCTTCATGTTTATCTAAGAACGTCTTGAAATCGTCCGGAACTGTCGTTTCTCTCAATTTCTCTCCCTCTTCTTTTACAAACTCTTGGAAATCCTGAATCACCGTCTCATCCTTTAGGTTATATTTGTAGGACATAAAATGAATGAAATCTAGAAATCTCTCGGATGATTTAGAGAAATCCCACTGCTTCACAAATTGATCAAACAGGTAGGTCTCGCGCTGTTTTAAAATCTTTTCAGGTGAAATGAAGGAAAGACATGCGAACTTTTGCCCTGCGATAGGAGTATCTTCGTCACATAGATCGATATATTTAGGATTGGCTTGTCCATTAGGTAGCATCTTTCTCTCAAATGCGGTCATATTTAGGAGATATATAGAATATAACAAGTAAGTAGTTTTAAGTATTTTTTTTGTTTATATATATTATATTCTAAAAATGACTGATGTTACTGAACTTATTAAGCGCGCGATCAAATATTTGGTTGAGGGTCTTGCTGTAGCCATTTGTGCTATCATTATTCCCAAGAAGGCATTGAACATTGAGGAGATTGCAATCATTGCATTGACTGCTGCTGCCGTATTCTCGATTCTTGATGTATTTATTCCTGCTATGGGTAACTCCGCTCGTGGAGGCGCCGGCTTCACTTTCGGTTCGGCACTCGCTGGTGGGTTGACGTTGGCTGCATAGTCATCTTATTAGACAAAATCCCGAATGTATACTTTTATTATATATATATATTATATATAATGACCAAAACAAGAATGAACAAACTAAGAAAGAACAAAACGTTGAAGAATAAACCGCAAAATATCACAAACTTTAAATTTTCAGATAATTTAGAAGAATTATTTATCAGTTCTTGTATTAAATGTAAACATCCGAACAAAATTTATATAAATAACCCTGTATTAATGAGTGATCCGAAATTGATAGATAAGATATATTCTCAACCACGAAAAACGGAATTTGACGGAGTTTCCGCTATTTTAGATAATAAAAAATATCCAAAAATATTTGGTTCAAATATAGATACTATATTTTTCTGTCACGTTATTAAAAAAAATAAAAATAAACTTAAAAACGTGGAAACATTTTTTGAGCTTGGTGTAGGTGGCGGATTTATATCAAAATATATATTAAGCAAATTTAATATCAAAAAAGCATTTTTAAACGATATTGAGAAACAAGTCATAGATTATGCTACAACCGATTTAGACTTACCAAAAATATCAAATTCTAAAATAAAAACTACTACGATAACATCGCCTTTCAATTGCAACATAGTAGAAAAAAATGGTATTACATTTTTTCAAGGAGACGGTATTAACGTATTACAACATTTAATAAAACCCCGTGTAGATTTATTAGTATGTAATCCACCTTATATACCAAGTTCAAAAAATGAAAACGATTTAGATATAAACTCGCCTAATTTTTGGGAAGGAACTCGTTTATTGAGATATCTATTAAAGAATTTTTCAACCTTCGCAACAAAATTATTGATGATCGTATCATCTTTATCTCTTGTTAATAAATTCGTAATAGATGAACTTTCAAAGGTAAGATTCCAAATTTTAGAAAACCACACAGTTCCTATAAAAGTTTATAGCAATGGACAAAATATATTAGATAATAAACATGTTATGGACCTATTAACAACAAACAATAAACAAATCAGTATTAATAATAATACATTTAACGTTGGAATAGTTAATGATAGTAACGATGATTGGAAATATAAACATACAATTTATTTTGTATATATCTATGCGTAAAAGCTATTACATAGGTGTAATAAAAAAGGGTTTTTTATTATAATTATTTTTTCTATCTTATACATTTACTCTACTCTGAATAATTACTCTAACTTATACATCTACTCTGAATAATTTCTCTTTTTGAATGTTCTCGGATCTTCTGTTCCATGTTCTAAGTTGCAAGTTGCACATTCGATCCCAAAGTTGTCGAGATCAGTATCACTGCCTCCCTTGGCATGCGCGACTAAATGACCCGCATGCCAAACCCCGCCCTTCTTAAGCTCATCAGAACAAACTGAGCATGCTCCAATCCTCTTTTTTCCAAAATCTCGCTCCCACAATTCCATCCTCTTTTTCTTGGATAACGATTTGCGTGGAGCTACCGCCGTGGCTGCTAGTTGGAGCGGCGGCGAGCTTGATCGCAGATAGCTTAGGCAGTCCTCGAAATAGTTGCACTGTCGGCCGCTCTCTAGATACGCCTTCTGAAACCACATCTTTTTCTCATCCTTTAGCCCTTGTCCGGTCCATCCACTTGTCAAGCGGCAAAGCAATTGATCTTCTTGACCCACCTCCAGCTCTTGTAGGCGAGTAAATGTAGAAAGCAGCTGGATCGGCGTCAAACGCTGGTTTGGTTCCAGCATGCTCAGTAGTTGGAACCACCGATGGATCGCATCTTGGAACTGCTGGAGTTGTTCCTCGCTAATGTTCATGATCGTGGGCGCTTTTTTCGTGAGAGATTGTTTCACTTGCGTGTCGGTCGTGTTTATCCATAGGAGGCGGTCCTCCTCTGAACTGGCAATGGCTATCATGCAGAGTCGCACCGCACAGAAGACCCAGTTTTGCTTCTGTTGTTGGTATTTCGCGTTCTCGGTCGAACGGGCTGCCACATGTTCTTGGTAACTCGCCTGCAATCTCATGACTTTGGAAATGTAGGCGATCAGGGGGATGTGATTGAAATTTTTATACAGATCCGAATTGCGCACTGGTATTCCTTGTTGAAGCTTTACGAATTGCTCGCATCGCTGGTCGTAGGTAAGTCGTGATACGATCGTTTCGAACGTGACTTTATAGTCATCGAAATCGGTTACTTCGTCCTCTGTAAAGTAGGCTACTCTTCGTTCTGGGTTGTTGGTTGTCCAACTGTCCGTCTGCGCATTTCGTTTGTAGAACACGCAACAATCAGAAGCCTCGTGATACCAAAAGATCATCTCCTCTTTGCCTTTGATGACAATGGGTTCCGACGCTCTAAAATGGAAGATGCAGTTGAGTCGATGTTGGCCATCGATGCATTCATACTTTAAAGACGGGATGTCGCGTTCGTCGTCCTTCTGTAGCTTGTAGAGAAGGATATGAGGCATGTGTCCATATATCATGATAGTGTGGACGCATTGACAGTATTGCTCAAGTGTCCACCGGAGTTCGCGCTGATATTCTGGCCGAAGATTGGTGGTCTTATCATTACCATAAATGGTGGTTGCATAGGCTATCGTTTGCGCTGCGACCTCATTTGCTTGCGTAAGAATGCGGGCTCTCGAACGAACGGGCTCTGTGTTAGACATCATAGTTCTCTCCTTTTTCGCTTCTTCACTTCTTCTCTTACTTTTCGCTTCTCTTCTCTTCTTGGTTCTTTTGTTATCGTATTGTGGTGATCATGAAAAAAGTTTTCAATTTTTTCAGGATATCTTGGTCCCCAAAGATTTTGATAACTGGTCCAAATATGCGGATCCTTGTTTTTATTTTCTAATTAATAATAATAATATCTATCTATTATAATAAATGAACTTTAACTTTGACGAAAGTCAACCTACACGATTATGTGAAATTATGGGTGAAAATAAAAGTGATAAAGGAAGCACAAATAAATATTGTTGGCACAACTATACGACTTTTTATTTCAGTATATTTGATAAATTACGTGAGAAAAAATTAAGAGTATTTGAATTAGGGTTAGGAACAAATAATCCAAACATACCGTCTAATATGGGCGTGAATGGAAGACCTGGTGCTTCTCTATATGGTTGGCAAGAATATTTTCCTAATTCAGAAATATTTGGCGCTGATATCGATACTGATATTTTGTTTACTACTGATAAAATTAAAACATTTTATTGTGACCAAACGAACAAAGATAGTATAAAACAAATGTGGCTTGAAGAAGAGTTACAACAAAATTTTGATATTATTATTGATGATGGTCTTCATTCATTTGATGCGAATGTGTGTTTTTTTGAAAATACTATACATAAATTACAAGTAAATGGGTATTTTATTATAGAAGATATAAAAAAAGAAGAAAAACAATTATTTATAAATAAAATTAAAGACTGGGAACTACAATACAGTGATTGTTTATTTACGTTGTTATCCATTCCATCATTAATAAATCATTACGACAATTCATTGCTAATAGTATTGCGCATATAAACCCTTGAGGATTTAACCGTCTAGAGTTTCAAGGGAAACGTTATTGGTCCCCACTTCGCAGTTGGGACAAATGAGAGGTTTGATTATACTGTTGGGAAAAACTCCCAATCCAAGTCATTACACACCTTTTTCCAGATCATATCCTGTTCTAACTGCTTCTCCCGATCCTTCATCATCGGAATATAAGGCAAATACTGTGTCTGGTTTAGAAGCACGCATAGTTGATATAGGGTATAGGTATAATTGAAGAAATTGGTGCGATTGGCTGGACAATGGGTTGCCCATGGCTTTTGTATTTCGATAAACAGAATACATAGCGTTTCGTGCAGCTCCTCATTCATGATGGGCGGTTTGATACCGAACAAGGAATTGATATATTGAATATGTTCGAAATATTTATTGAATCCGAGTTTTCGCAATATCTCGCGCATCTTATCGTAATTGATCTGTGACGTATCCTCAATACGCTCCTTCTTAATGCGGTCTTTGATAGCCTGAATGACCGCTTCCGGGATCTGCGTCGTCTCCTTCGCTTGAAATTGTGATAATATCTCCTTGAAATGATTTAGGCGGATATAAGCTGTATATGACACTTCATTGGGTGGCTCTTTATTCGTCGGTTTAGAACTATCTACTATATACGTCACGAATTTCCCACATGCTTTATTATTACAAATGAGAATGCCTTCCTCGTCTTGGGGAATCATTTCGCCCTGCCAACAGCTCTCACAAATATCTGATGAGATTACAAAATCCTGAATATTCGTAATCTCATTGTTGACGTTTCGCCAATACTGTTGGTAATTGTTTTTTTGGGGTGGTGGCGGGGGCTTTGGATATGTAGCTGATGTCTTTATTTTGAAGAATGATTCGAGAACATTGTTCTTTTGTATGGGGATTACATTAGTATTGTTGCTTTGATTCGATATTTGCTTCTTCTCTTCAAAATATTGGAAAATATAACGCGAATTATTTAGTAGATATTCCTTCTTTTGTTGCTGCAATTGCTTGATCTTTTGGTGAATGGCCAATATTTTATCGCGCAATTCCATATACAATTCAATCTGATTCTCTTTTAGCATTTTTGCTTGTTCAATAAGTTGTTCTTTTTCTACTTTTAATGAAGGTATTATTTTTGTATCTATCTCGTGGAATCGGTTTAGCATATCGGTGTGTTTTTCGTCGATCGTGTTGATTGCGGGTTTTACATATGTTTTTTTATTAGCTGGGTGGTTCTGGGATTTCATTATATTCATTATATTATAAAACTAAGTATTATATAAATCTTTTTTGCGATAAATAATATATACTTTCTAAGTTACACCGACCGAAAAGAAAAATGAGACAAAACGCAGTTATGACTTATATATTTTATAACTATGTTTCAAGTAATTTATTAAATGTTCTTTTTTAATTTTATTTGCTAATATATCTTTTATTGTTGTGTCTATGTCTTCATAAGTATTTGGGCTTTCTTTTTTAATGTAATGTTTCAACTGACTAAAGAACTCTTCTATGCTGTTAGTTTCTGGATGATACGGGACAGAATATAATAAATGATTATGATTACTTTCTATTCTTTCTCTTATCATTTTTGATTTATGTATCACAGCATTGTCCATTATAATTAAATAATTCTTATAATTATCCTTTATAAATTCATCATAAAATTCTAATATATTTTGAGTTTTTAACCCACCAGTTATGTCCTTGTATAATTTCCAACCAACTACTTTATCCGCACAAATAGCACATAACATATTATAACGCTTAAATGGATATTTATTTGTTTTCTTTATTACTCGTCTTCCACTTCTACTGCGACCATAAGATTGTTTCATATTCAAATATATAGAAGTTTCATCTAAACAAATAGTTCGCTTATAATCATAAGTATTTAATTTTTCATAAAAAGTTTTCAAATCACTTGCTTCTTGTCCTTCTCGTTTTTCAGGATAATATTTACTACGTAATCGTTTTCTGGTAATTTTGTGTTTATTCAAAATATTATAAATGCTACTATCTGTTAAATGAATTTTAAATTTATCATTTACTAATTTAGAAAGTTCCCATAAAGTAGTTGTTGAGTATTTACGCACATATTCTTTTACAAACTTTTCAATTTCAGGTGTTATTTTTAGGTTATGATTTTTGCGTGTTTTTCTATTGATATTTCCGTTCTGTTTATATTTTTCTACCCATCTTGATAATGATTGAAATTTACAATTGAATATTTCACACGTATCACGCATATCTTCATTATGGTGTAAATAATATTTTACGGCGGTCTGCTTATAATCTTCTGTATGATGCTTCATAATAAATATATATAAAAATATTTAAAAATTATATATGATATAATATCAAATGGACGAAATAAAAATTATTAAAAAAGAAAACGAAGAACTTAAAAAAACAAATGCAGAACTGGAAGAGCGGTTAAAAAAATATACAAATGGAGATAATCATAAACGATATTATGAAAAAAATAAAGAAAAAGTTAAAGAAATAGGAACAAACTATTTACAGAAGTTAAAAGAAGAAAATCCTGAAAAATTAAAGGAATATAGAAAAAGAGCATATCAAAAGCGTAAGGAAAAAATTAACCAAGAAAATACTGATAGTAAATAATAAAATTGAATATAAACTTATAATTATAGTGTATTATAAGTTTATATGACGACAAATAGAATACGATATAATTATGCATTTTTACAAGAATTTTGTAAAGATAATAATGTAACATTATCGAAAGATTATAGTAATGAAAATGTGAATAGAAAAACAATAATTGAAGGAAAATGCTGCGTTAATGATTGTAGTGATATATTTATAAAAAGTTTTAATACATTATGTATAAACAAAAATTTTGGTTGTTTAACCCACTCAGAAAAAATTAAAAGAGACAGAATAAATATAAAAACAATGGAATTATATGGCGTTGCGAATGTATCTCAAAGTGATATAATTAAAAAGAAAAAGGAAGAAACGTGTATGAAAAATTACGGCGTTTCAAGTGGGTTTCTACAAGATGGAGTTAGAGAAAAAACAAATATTGCATTAAAAGCCGATTGTGTAAAAGAAAAAAGAAAAAAAAACTAATATAGATAGATACGGTGCATCAACTTGTTTGGTATTAGAAAGTTCAAGAATAAAATGTAACGATTCATTAAAAACCGAAAGCGTAAAGGAAAAAAGAAATAATACAAATTTAATTAGATATGGTAATGTTTGTTCTTTACATTGTATAGAAAATCAAGAAAAGGTGAAAAATACTTTACAAATAAATTATGGTGTAGTTAATCCGTCTAAAAATAAAACAATACAAGAGAAAAAGGAACAAACATGTATTAACAATCATGGAGTGAGGAGTCCATTTCAAATGGAAGAAACCAGACAAAAAATAGAGAAGTAATGATACAAAACAAGGATGAAATTCAGAAAAAATGTAAAATAACATCTTTGCAAAATTGGGGCGTAGAACATCCTTCGCAAAATCCAGAAGTTATGGATAAATGCTCGAAAAATGCATATAAACTAAAAGATTTTACTTTGCCATCAGGAAATATAATTAAAATTCAGGGATACGAAAATTATGCTTTGGATGAAATATTACAAGATGGTATTTTAGAAGAAGATATTATAAATGGTTGCAAAAATGTGCCTGAAATATGGTATGAAGATGAAAATAAAAAAAAACACCGACATTATGTTGATATATTTATACCAAGTCAAAATAGATGCATTGAAGTAAAATCAACTTGGACTGCTGAAAAGAAGAAGGATTGTATATTTCTAAAACAACAAGCATGTAAAGCATTAGGATATAATTATGAAATTTGGGTTTATAACGCAAATGGCAAAAAAGTGGAATGCCATACATGAAAACATTTAGGAATAAATATATATGCGTAAATATATTTAAAATTATTTTCTTTAGTAAATATATAGGAATGAATAGAAAAGAAGAACCACCTGATAAATATCAGTGTCTAAAAGTTCCTATTCAAAAGATAATCAAACCAGAGACAGATACAAAAACTTTAGAAATAATTAATGATGCAGTTATGAGAACTAATTATATAACTACAAAATCTTATTTTTTATTAAGATTATGGGTGTTAGAAAAGTATCATAATAATCAAGCAATTCCACTTATTACAGAAGATACTATAAAAATGTCTATGAAATCTTTAGTAAAAGCATCAGCAGGACCAAAAGCAAAGGGAAATAATTTATTGTTATTGCAAGAATTCCAAACATTACATACTTTTTCATTAGAAGATGGTAAGAATTTATCTGCTATTTTAGATTATTATACTACAACTATCATTACAGCTATTGAAAACAATATCAAGATGAATTTTATGGATTATATAAAACGATTTGTAAATTCATATTTTAAGAGTATTCATAAAGACGACCTTCAAAATAAAGATTTTAGAAAACAACTTTATAAGGAATTACAAGTAGTTAAAAATGATATTATAAATGAAACTTTGTTAAGCGACTCAAAATATCATTGGTGGTTAAACGAAAACAGATATAAAATAGTTCCACAAGAATACGATACCAGTTATTATTATGATATAAAAGTCAATCCACAAAGATACTTGAAATATATGATTTTTATGAATTTACAATTAGAAGAAAAGGAAGCAAAAATGTTCCAGTTTTTTCCATTACAAACACAAATTATTCCAAGACATATTCAAATAGATACTAAATCCATAATTGAATTATTGGTAGATACTGATAAGAAACAATATTTAGATAATGTTGAATTAAATAAAGAAATATTATGGAATAAATTTTTTACAATAAACCAATATTTACGAAAATATGATTTTGATTATACTATTATTACTGATGGGTATGCCGTATCTTTAAGATTTTTACATAAAGATTTTACTAATGAAGAAAGAATTAAAAAAGACAAAATGAAAAATGGTAAGAAAGCGTTGAAGGGATTAACAACTGAAGAAAAAGAAATTAAAAAACAAGAGAAAATTACACTGCAGAATAAAATACACCAAGAAAACAAACAAAAAAGAACATTGCAATCGAAACAAAAGAAAGAAACTAAAAAAGAAATACAACACGAATTTCCGTATATTGATGAGGTATCTAAAGAATTATTAGACGGAAAACATATCTACATTGACCCAGGAAAGCGTAGTTTATTAACGATGATGGATGATGATGGTAATTTTTTATCTTATACAAATAAACAACGAATTTGTGAAACGAAAAGATTAAAATATCAAGCATTATTAAAAAATTACAAAGATAAATTAAACATAACTACAAGAGAAAATACATTATCAGTTTTCAATTCTAAAACATGTAATTTGGAAAAGTTCAAGGAATATATTACAGAAAAAATCAAAGTAAATCAAGAATTATACACATCATATCAAAATGAAAAATTCCGTCAATACAAATGGTATGCGTATATCAACAAGAAACGAACTGAAGATAATATGTTGAATAAAATAGAAAATAAATATGGAAAAGATATAAAAATCTTAATAGGAGATTGGAGTATTGGAAAACAAATGAGAAATTTTATATCAACACCAAATTTAGCAATAAAAAGAAAGTTAAAAACACGATTTCAACTTTATAATATAGACGAATTTAGAACATCGTGTTTGAATTATATAACCGAAGAGCCGTGTAAGAATTTATATTTACCAGATAATAAAAATAAAGAACGAAAGATACATTCAATCCTAACATATCAAATGGAAAACAATAGGAAAGGATGCATCAATCGTGATAAGAACGGATGTAAAAATATCCAAAAAGTATTTAATAGTTATATGCTAACAGGAGAAAGACCTGAAAAGTATAAACGAGAATACAAATTCCAATAAAATATACTAACCACTACAATCATAGGTTGTAGTCGTCAAATAGTATAATGCCCTTTAAGGGTGCTTTTACATCACCAAAAAGAAAAATTGATAAATTTTTTATTTTTTTATAGAAAGTTTGTCTCATTTTTCTTTTCGGTCGGTGTAATGATACTTTACAAAACGTTATCAGAGCTTTCTCTGCGATTTTACACCCTTGAAGATTATAAACCACCAAAGGCAACGTTATTGCAAAGCCATTGGTCCCACTTCGCAGTCGGGACAAACCATAAATGAATTAAAACGCCCCCAAATGGAGCGGATTTAATCTTCATCGGTGTAAATATTTATTTATACTTTATTTTTTACTTAAAAAACACAAAAAACAAAAAATGGATACAATTATTTATACCCTTGAAGATTTTAAATGTTCATCGGCGTATAATGCCAATACATAAACCGGATAACCATAACCTTTAATTAATTTTCATAGTGTAATAATTTTTCCATCTCGTAAAATATTCAAAAAATTCTCCATTGAATATGTTATACAATGTTTCCAGTCGTTGATAAAAAACAGCTCCAGAAGATGACGTTTATTATCAATGCATTGAACACGGGGTGGTCTGTAAAAAAAGTCGATGATACCTACGTCTTTACCAAAAAACATGAAAACAAAAAAGAAATATTTCAAGAAACTTATTTAGAAACATTTGTCTATGATAATATGACTAACATTATAACGATATAAACATAAATTTGCAATTGTCTTAGTCTAATGCCCAAATGTGTTGCGGAATCCTGTAGTAAATCAGCCAGTTTTAATGAGGCGGGTCAGTTATCCGCGAAATATTGTGCGACTCATAAGACGGAGACTATGATCAATGTGATCAATCGAATGTGTAATTTCGATGGATGTAGTTGCAGGCCCAGCTATGCTCTTATAGGTAACAAACCTCTATTTTGTGCTACTCATAAGCAAGAAGACATGGTCAATGTCATGACCAAGTTTTGCGAGGGGCCGAATTGTCTCCTTACTCCTGTATACAATGAACCGCATTTGAAGACGGGACGTTTTTGTGTTACGCATAAGCTAGATGGCATGGTCAATGTGGTCAATAAGAGGTGCGAACATAGTAGTTGTTCTAGCTTGCCGTCTTTCTGTCTACCTACAGATACGAGACCCCGGTTTTGTCACGTGCACAAGTTAGACAACATGATCGATAAAAAACATAAAGTTTGTGAGGAGTCTGGCTGTTCATTGATACCCAGTTATGCGGTTGTAGGTAGCAAGACGCCTCTCTATTGTAAAGCGCATGCTAAACAAGACATGATCAATGTGAAACATAAGGTTTGTGAGGAGTCTGGTTGTTCGACCCATCCTTCTTATAATTTTTTGGGATATTCTACTGCACGATTTTGTGTAACTCATAAATTGGATACCATGGTAGATGTTGTTCATAAAAAATGTCAGCACTCATTATGTAATCGTAGACCTATGTATAATACAATATTAGAAACGAGACCTGCATTTTGTGTAGATCATAAAACTATTCATATGATTGATGTAGCTACTCGAAAATGTGCATCCGAATGGTGTGTAAATCGATCTTATCGTCCATCTTTTCTTGGATTTTGCACCTACTGTTTTATTCATTTATTTCCTGATAAACCTGCAGTAAAAAATTACAAAACAAAAGAAACGGCAGTTGTAGAATATATTACTAGCATGTTCCCGAACGTTACATGGGTAGCCGATAAACGAGTTATGGACGGAAAGGAATCGGGAGCGAAGCGTAGACCCGATCTGTTTCTCGATTTGGGTTATCAAATTATCATAATAGAAGTAGATGAGAATCAACATGTAGATTATGACTGTAGTTGTGAGAACAAACGCATTATGGAATTGTCTCAAGACGTCGGACATAGACCCATCATTTTTATTCGATTCAATCCGGATCAATATATGAGCAGCGGTGTCAAGGTGAAATCATGTTGGTCTATAAATAGTCAAGGCATTTCAGTAGTCAATAAAAATGATAGTAAGGAATGGAAGAATCGATTACAAAGTTTAGCTACACAATTACAGTATTGGATTGATAATAAAACGGAAAAGATGGTCGAGATTGTTCAATTATATTATGATGAATAAAAGTGGGGCTACTCATTCTTTAGGATAAATAATATGGTGATTCCTCGCGTAAAATGGAACCAAATAGTTACCCTCAGTCATGGTCACAAATTTGGCGACCCATCTATTTAGGCATTCGTCGCAAAAAAATTAATTAAACAATTATTTAATTAATTTCCAAATTATTTTCTCAGCTTAATGTATAACAAAGTTATAATTCCAGGATGGCAGGAGGACTTATGCAACTTGTAGCTTACGGCGCTCAGGACGTCTTCCTTACGGGAACGCCCGAAATCACTTTCTGGAAGGTGTCTTACAGACGCCACACCAACTTCGCAATGGAGTCCATTGAGCAAACCTTCTCTGGACAGGCTGACTTTGGTCGCCGCGTGACCTGCACCATCTCCCGTAACGGTGATTTGTGCTACCGCACCTACCTCCAGGTGACTCTCCCCGAGATCAACCAGTCCATGGCTACCTCCGGATCCACTGGAGTGTATGCCCGTTGGATGAACTACATCGGCGAGCAGCTCATTGCTCAAATTGAGGTGGAGATTGGAGGTCAACGCATTGACCGTCAATATGGTGACTGGATGCACATCTGGAACCAATTGACCATGCCCAAGGAGCAACAGGCCAACTACTGGAAGATGATTGGTAACACCACCCAACTTACCTACATCACTGACCCCGTCTTTGCTGATGTGTCTGGACCCTGCGCCAGCGCCAGCGGACCCAGCCAAGTGTGCGCACCCCGCAAGGCCCTCCCTGAAACCACCCTCTACATCCCCTTGATGTTCTGGTTTTGCCGCAACCCCGGACTTGCCCTTCCCCTCATTGCCTTAAAATCTGTAGGGCAGAAAAGTATCCCTCCTAAAGTATCTGAGCACTGCTTTAGGGAAAAAATGTTGTGGACTCAGTGTGATTTCAATCACAATTCCCAGATGCTAGTCGCCTGTTGCTAAGGTTCAGTTACTGAACTTTAGTCACATGGTGGCAACATATCCAAATTGCGGGAAGTTCTTAAAGACGTATAAAAAATATTTTCTCGAGAAAGAATATAAAATTAGTAGTGCAATAAGTGGTAGAATGAATAAAACATGCTGTAAGTGTAAAAATGAAAAATCAATACAATGTTATGGTAATTTAAAATCTTCACCTGATGGACTTCGATACGATTGCAACGATTGTAGAAAAGAATATCGAAATAAAATAAAAGTTCATATCAAAGAAAAAAATCGTTCATATTATGAAAGCAAGAAAGACGAAATATTAGAAAAAAACAAGAAATATAGAATTGATAATAATGCTTCCATATGTGAACAAAGAAAAGAATATCGAAATCGTGAAGAAATAAAAAACCATATAAAACAAAAACAAAAAGAATATTTGTCTATTCGTAAACTAAACATTCAAGTAAGAAGAAAGACTGACATTCATTTTCAAATTTCAGAAATAGTAAGAAGTAAAGTTCATAAAATGTTAAAAAATAAAAAAACATCGTATACAAACTTAATTGGTTGTGATGTTAATTTTTTAAAACATTGGCTTGAATTTAGATTTACTCCTGAAATGAATTGGAATAATTTAGGAAGTCTTTGGCAGATAGATCATATTTTACCTATAAACGGGTTTGATTTTTCAAAAGAAAATGACATGAAAATATGTTTTCATTGGACAAATTTACAACCACTAACAGCTTTAGAGAATCGCCAAAAAAGTGATAAGTTATTACTACACCACTACTATAATAATATTGTTAATGTTACAAGATTTAACAAATTTCGAAGAGAATATTTAGGGTACCAAGCTGTAAATGAAAGTTTACAGTGGCTGAGATTAGAACTCAGGTATGGTAAAAATCCCTCGTATGAAGTTGTATCCAATAATACAACTGAAATAGATAATCCGCAGCCAAGCCTCTAACTCCGATATTGATAAGGATATGAGGAAGGTTCAACGACTAAATGGTTATGGGTCGGAGAAGTCTAATCAACTTCTATGATGACTTAAGATATAGTCTAGTCCCCAGCTACAGTTCTCAAATATAATACGTTGATCGATTTGAGAATGCTGATAAATATCCCGAAAGGGAGGGTATAAGTGATTCGTACAGTATCACGAAGTCAAGATCAACATTGATTTCCGCCCCATTGGTGAGTGCTTGTGGGCAGTGAAGTCCATGATCGCCACCAGCGGAACCCAGTCCGTGAGCCAGGCCTACCAACAGTCGCTTGTGGCTGCCTCGCTCTACGTGGACTACATCTTCTTGGACACGGATGAGCGCCGCAAGATGGCCCAGAACCCCCATGAGTATTTGATCGAGCAGCTCCAGTTCACTGGTGATGAGTCGGTCGGATCTTCCTCCAACAAGATCAAGTTGAACTTCAACCACCCTTGCAAGGAGCTCATCTGGGTTGTCCAGCCTGATGCCAACGTTGACTACTGCTCGTCCCTCGATGCCGGTGGTATCCTCTACAAGACTCTTGGTGCCCAGCCCTTCAACTACACCGATGCCATTGATGCCTTGCCTCCTGCCGTCCACGCCTTCGGTGGACCTGCTGAGACGAATGGTGCCAATGGATTCATCGCCGCAAACGGTCTCTTCCAGATGCCTGGAGCTGGTGATGTGCCCATGACTGCTACCTCTGCTGCCTCTGCTGACTGGTCTGGTGATGGTGCCAACTACCAGGGTTTCGCTAACCAGGCTGGTGGCAACCCAACTGGCTCGTTCGTGTCTGATGCCGGAACCTTCGTGTTGGCTGAGACCGCTTTGGACATGCACTGCTGGGGAGAGAACCCCGTTGTGACTGCCAAGTTGCAGTTGAACGGCCAGGATCGTTTCTCGGAGCGTGAAGGATCTTACTTCGACGTTGTCCAGAACTTCCAACACCACACCCGCTCGGCTGACACCGGCATTAACGTTTATTCTTTTGCCTTGAGGCCCGAGGAGCATCAGCCCAGCGGTTCTTGCAACTTCTCGCGAATTGACAACGCTGTTCTGCAGCTAGTTCTTTCCGCCGGAACTGTTGCCGGCACTGCAACGGCCAAAGTTCGCGTGTATGCTGTTAATTACAACGTTCTTCGCGTGATGAGTGGCATGGCTGGTGTAGCATACTCAAATTAGGTAAGTCACAGAATTTTGTGACCAACAAATAAAAATTATATAATTATAAAAAAATAATTATATAAAAACACATTATGGTTCTCCCTTCTTTTTCCTTCTATTTTCAGCTATTTCCTTTGCTCTAATTTTTTTATATTCTTCATCTCCATATTTTTCTTTTAACGTTTCTCTCTGTTTTTGCTTTCTTAATCTAGCTGCTTCTTTTATTTCATCATTCGTTTTCTTATTCTCATTCTTAACTATATTTTTATTTTCACTTCTTAACCTTCTCATTTTTTCTTTTTGTTTCTCTCTAACATAATCAATGCCATATTCTTTGATCATTTTTTCGCGATAAACTTGCTGTTTAGTTACTGTATTTTCATTACTTATTTCTTCTATTGTTCCTGATGTATTTTCAGGAACATTATTTGTATATATAATAGAATTTTTCAACGTATTTGTTTTATCATAATTATAATATTCATTTTCAGTATCATCATCTTTATGATTTTTATAAATCAATAACAACTTATTGATTATATCATCAAGCTCATAATCATTTTTCATATAATTACATTCACCACAACACGATTTTACATTATTTATAAAATAACCCTTACTATTGTCTATTCTATCGATTCCGTTTTTATGTTTATCATCATTTGTTTTACCACATAGATAACAGTTGTTATTTATAATTTTATCATAGTCTTCATTTGTTATTAAAAAATCTAATTGTTTTTTTAGTGCTCTACTTTTGTAACTACTATAACACGCACTTTTATGATTAGCAAAACATTCCGAATATAAATTTCCAGATATCTTATTCTGAAAAGTCAAAATATGCTCTGCGCGTTTTATGAACACTTCATTGCTAGTTGAACCTTTCATATAATTGCATAATTTACAACAACTTACACAATTTTCTAGTATATATCCTTTCGTTTGGTCTTTTCTATCTATTCCGTTGAATCCTTTTTCTTGTAAAATTCCACAATAATAACAACTCTTTTCCACAATAGCAACATAATCATCATAACTAATTGTAAATTCTAAATTTTTCACACCTGCGTTTCTTGAATATATATTGTATTGTAATTTTTTTGAATGTTTCTTATTTTCATTAACAATTTCCTGTTTTTCAGGATTATTTTCTCTCCACTTCTTAGCATTTTCAGCTTGTTTTTTCAAATACTCTTCTGTTCCAAGATTTTCTAGTTGGCGTTCTCTTGAATCCATCCATATTTTGGCAACTTTTTCATAATTTTCTTCTTTCCATTTTGACTTTACTGCTTTATTTTCTGGTTTTGCGTCATTTTTACGTGCAACTTCATTACGATGTTCTTTATCACGTTTATTATCACATATTTTACCAATTTCTCTACATTTTTTACATGTTTTTGTTATAGCAGTGTGGCGTTCTCCTATAAACTGTTCCAATGGAAATTCTTTACAACAACTACTGCAACATTTCGAGTCTAGTGCTATACTAGTATTTTCTTCTTTTACTTTTCCTCTACGATTTCTATCTTTTTCGCGATCTTTTTCCAAACATTCTTCACATCTAGAAAATTTATAATCAAGTTCTAATTTAGAGCGACAACCACGAATAAGATTTAAACATACTTTCTTATTTTCAAATTTAACTTCATCTTCAAATAAACATAGTTGATGTTTTCCACAATAAATATTTTCTTTACTGCGTTTAAATTTACAACCATTTTTAGAACATAATACAACATCTTTTGGTTTTATACGCCTTTCTCTGCAGTTTATACACGTTTTCAGTTCAGTATCAAAATAATAAAATTTATTACATCCTTTACATAATTCTAATTTAACTAACATTTCAGGAGTATATTCGTTCATATACTGGTGAAGTTTACAAAATCTAGTCTCAGATATACAGTTATTTCGACACGCACCACCATATCTATCGTTACTTATGCATTTCTTCATAACAGACCTCTCACCTTTCTATAATATAACCGGAGATTTTTATTTATATAGTTTCCATGATACTATATAAAACACCTAAATATTTATCACCGACGAATTGTCTTTTTCCGCTTTTTTCTTCAAATAAGCCGTCCTCGCCCACATTTTTTTCTGCTCTTCTGTAGGTTTGTATTCCTTTTTTTTCCTATTTATTTCTTCTTTATTATCTTGATAATATTTTTTTTTGCATGCTGGAGCAGTATATTTTTTAAGATGCTCCTTTGTCAATTCTAATTCTCGTTTCGTATTTTCTAATTCTTCTCTCAATTGATTTATAAATTTGTCTTTATCCAAACTATCATTGCTCATTGTAGTATAATAGTGATAAGTGTTTATACTGTTCATTGTCATATTATACATGCATTTTTTTTGTAAAATTATAATGAATTATTTTGGTTTTTTAAATAGAATTTGATAACATAATTTGAAATATAAAAAATGAAACCATTATGCAGTAAAACGTTTGCTCATGATGCATCATGAGCAAAAATATGGTTGTAATACTGTATATAATCTAATAACAATTTTATTTATAAAAAAAATCACTGCATATTGCCGTCAAACGTTTGCTCACCCTTAAATGTGAGCAATACAATAGCCACATTGCAGACAACATCTATATAAACGTTTGTTTAGTAAACCAAACGCATATCTATTATGCAGTCAAAATCTTGCTTTCCCTACTGGGAAAGCAAGAATATTATTATAATTACATTATTTGTATATTGGCCCTTCATTTTTGCTTTCTCTCGAGAGAAAGCAAAAACACAAACATATTATGCAGATAATAGATTATTTTTATTGTTAGATACACGATCCGTATAAACGGTTTCTTTTACTACAATTAAATGCTTTCGCTTTCGAAAATAAACATTTATGAAAGTCTTATATGATAAGTTAGATTTAACATGCGATAACTACTTGGGAACTTCTGAGGTTACTGATTATGATTTTTAACGTATAATTATACGCTAAGGTCACCCATTCTAGTTAAAAAATTGAAAAACTTTTGCATTCCACCGACCCATTATAAAGAACATAAAATGTCTGCTCAACAACAGTTACCTATTCACCTGGTCAGTCTCATTGTCGGATTGGCAAATGACGCATTTAATGAGAAACATGCCGTTGTTTGTCAAATCGACTCCGATACGGGTAAACAATGGGTCGAATCCAATCCCCTTCTCATTAGACGACTGACAAATACGGTCAGGGAAGTTGCCAACGTGCTTAGGCAACATCGCCGATTCTTCAAGCTCGCTCTCCGTGAGCTTTCACATCTAGATCCAGAAGATACAGACGAAATGATCGATGAAATTGGCGCAATCGCAGCAGCTGATCCCACTTTAGATGAAGTGATACAAAGAGCAGCATATGGGTTCTTCGCTCTCACGGAAGACGCAGATTTTAGCTGCGAAATATTTGAAAAAACATTTTACCCATTGGCCTTCAAGTTGGCCAATCAACTTAGCGGATTATCGTTGAAGATGCGCCGTCAATATTTGACCCAGGTTATTGGGACGATTCGCCGCGAGAACCCTGAACTTGATTTAGCAGTGCATGATTTCATAACCTACTATACAGAGGATCCAGTTTTGGTGCAGTTGGTCAAAACAAATTTACCTGATTGGGCCATCACTGAACTGGAGCTCGATGAAGAAGATTATGAACCAATTGCGGCTAACGACAGCGATGACAGTCTTAATGTTTTCAAGTGGGCGAATCGCAACAAGAAGAACAGGGAGAGGTGGTTGAGCGTCGTCAATGGACAGCAATGGGCCAGTCGCAACGCACCGATACGATCTCTCTTCTTCGAACTTTGGGAAAGTAATCGAGAATGCAGATTCCAAAAAATAATGGAAATGACATTGGCTACCGGTGTATAATTATCCGTTATTTCTTCCACTACTAACTATTTACACCCTTGAACATTTATAATGGGACGATAAAAAAGCGTCTCACAAGATGTGAAAGGAAAACGTTGCTGATAAATCAATTGGAAAGGACAACCCTCGTAGAGGTTTGTTCCAATTCAAATGTTCATCGGTATACATGTTTATATTTTTATTTATATCCCTCAAATAAAAATATAATTCCGACCTGCCGGAATCGAACCAGCGACATTTCGATATATGAAATATACTACTACTACAGTCGAATGCTCTACCAACTGAGCTAAGGTCGGTCGGCCTCCCCATATAATTCATTACTTTTGGCTTTAAGCCACTTTTTCATAAACAATATATTTACAGATAGCTACGAAGTGTAGGGAAAGGTTAATATACAGGCTTTACCAATATGATATCGATCAAAAAATAAAAGAACAATGAATTGGACAGCCAACACCACAAAGATCCCCATGAATTTTGAAAATGAAAGTAAGAGATTGCTAAAAAGAACGCACCACCAACGGTGAAGATGGGCAAATGAAACCCTAACGCGGATAAAGCAATTATATAGAATAACGATATGATCTTGCTATATTCTCTCAAATCGGCCCAAATCCACAACAAATGCCCCTTCTCATCGATCGTCGTTTTCCAAGTAATGGGATATACAAACACGCTCGCAGTTAAAGCGAAAAAATATATGAACAAAGCTGCATATCTAATCTTGGCCATCGGTATCAGTAGTATCGCTAATCCTGGCTGTATAACATAAAGTAGAAACCAACCTAATATAGAGAACAGTTGATTCATCCTTTCATTACGATTGTGAATGCTCCTCCATAAATAATGTTCGACCAGCTGCATCAGAATGACGGAAAAGAGGAATGCATATAGGGTTGGACATTTACTGAATTCTTCTGTTTTATATCGCGTATATTCATTGTTATATGCAATAAAACATAATACGAATAGACCAAATAGAAACGTATTTAGCGAGACATCTTCATTCCAACACATTTACATACTATTCTAAAATGATTGGGTCAATCTAGTATAAAGTAGAATTGTAAAATTTTATTACTATATTGTATGAATTATACTATAAATCATATAAGTCATATTGGCGATATCTTTGCTATTCCATTTTTTACATTACTTGTTTATTACTTTTATATGATTGAAAACAAGAGTCCATTTGAAATGATTTTATTTTTATTTTCAGTGAGTGGATTACTTTTAGATACTTCGTTTTCTTTTTTCTATCTCTTCACAAAATAGCACATTATTGTTTACTGTTGTAAATATTCTAACCAGTATATTAGAATGAATCCTTGCTCCTACTTAACGGCTACCACTCTTTTCTTATTGTTTCCCGTCTATTTTTATTTCCAATCCAAAAGTAAAAATACATACGAAACCGCATTGGTCTCCTTATTAGTGATCAATATTATTTTGTCCTTTTTATTTTGGAATGATCCAAAACCACAGAGTGTAATTCACACCCTTGACGGAATCTTCGCTAAACTCTCATTTGTCCTCTTTTCGATCTATATTCTTTTTATAAAAGACATTCATGGTCTTTGGTGGTTGATATCGCTTTTCCTCTTCATGTTATCAGCTACCGCATTCTACGTTAGCAATATGCATTCCAAAATAGATTGGTGTTCTCGAGACCATTTACTATTTCATGCCATCTTTCATATTCTCATCAGTCTTGGATGTTCTATTGCGTTTATACCTATATATTCGCGTATATAACACCAACAATTAGTAGCACAAGTAAATCTGCAATGGTAAGCTCGAAGTTACCGATACGCAAAAAGCTACCATCTAATGGATCACATAGTATTGCTAACGGATTATATTTTACTTTATCAATACTTCTATTATTTGATGTATACTTTTCATCCCAAACTTGTTGAAATACGATGGTGGGACAAGTATATATTTTAATATTGTAAAACCACATATCCATATCTATATGAAACACACTCTTATATTCTAGCCATTTTTTTGCGGCTGAACGATTGATAACATATGCAGTAGTCAATAATGACGGAAGTGTCGTATATTCTGTGCTAGAATAGCGCGGCCAACTGTCCAACTTTATGATCCCCCAATCTTTCGGTGCGTTCTCGATAGCTTTTTGCACTTCGGTAACATAATCTTGGGTAGTAGGCTTCGCATCATCTTCCAAAATGAGAGCATACTCCTTTTTAGAGGTTTGAAGGAAAGTGGTCAATGCCTTTCTATGACTTAGAGAACAACCTATTGCACCTCTCGGTGCGAAAAATCTGCTCGTATAAAACACGTCGTCCAAACTTGGACCCCCAGCGTTTCCCTGATCCAAGTCTTTCCCCAGTATTCCCGCTATTCTGGTAAAATGATTCGGCTTTAATGCCTGCGTCATCTCTTCTAATCGACTAACATCTTTGTCTAAATTGATAACATAGATATCAAAATGACGACTCATATTATAATATGACTATATTATTTTTTTCTTGACAGTATAGACGCTGTTATCAATACAATCGTTATCAATGTTAGATCACCCATGGTCAATTCAACATCACCGTTGACAAGAGGTAGACGAAGCATCTTAAAATTGAATGATTCGCTGAAATAATTCAATGGATTATACGAGTCGTTGGTTTTATTATTTGATCCGTTCTTCTCGTCCCAAATTTGCTGAAATATATTGGTTGGACAATTGTAAATATTCACATTATAAAACCACATATATATGTCAGCATAATATACCACCTTATATTGTAATATTTTTGCAGCGCTCTCTTTGTTTACAATATATGCAGTTGCTAGTAATGACGGTAACGTCGTATAGGACGACGTAGAATAAGTTGGCCAACTGTCTAATTTGATGATCCCCCAATCCTTCGGTGCGTTCTCGACAGCTTTGCTAACTTGTGACATATAGTCTTTGGAAGTAGGTGTTGCATCATCCTCTAAGATGAGAGCATAGTCTTTTTTTGATGATTTTAAGAAGGTTTCAACCGCTTTTCTATGACTAAGACAACTGCCTAATACATTTTTTGGGACAAAATATTTGCTCGTAATAAATACGTCGTCCTTCAATTTCTCGGTTTCAGGGACACCCTGAATCAAGTCTTTTCCATACACCCCCTGTATTCTAGTAAAATGATTCGGCTTCAGTGCCTTTGTTATCTCTTCTAAACGAGCAACATCCTTGTCTAAATTGATAACATAGATATCAAAACTATGGTTCATCTAATAACATATTATAATATAATATTTTGTTATAAAACCGCATAAATAAACACGTATAGTCATAGTATTCCAAATGTCGCATTATTGCGCGTCAACACTTCATACTCAAAATGATCTTTTGATGACCAATCTCATGGAATTCTACAAGAATAAGGAGAACCTGAATAAAATGATGTGCATTATCAATGGCGAATCCAAGATCTCGCTCCGCATTGTTGATTGGTTCGTAACGAATTACGCCAAGAAACACTATACCATCATTATGTTACCTAGTTCCAATCCTCAAGATAATGATATGACCCGATTCAAGGTCTATAATGATTACAAACTCAAGCTCAAGGCTTACGCAAAGAAGCGATTCGATCCTTTCTGTCGTTGGGAGCGCATCTCTGTCCCCTTCTCCGAAAACGTTTCGATGGAGACGACGATTGGCCAACTCAACTTTTTCAAATGGTCTATTGAGAACCGCATTATCGATTATATTGAGCAACATTATCAAGAGATTGAAGAGGATATGAATGACCGAAATAGCACGTCTAAACGCAGAACGACTAGTTCTACCGTTTCATCGACGGATGATGAGGATACTAGCGACGGAAAGATGCGGAAAAAGCGCGAGGAACTCTCTGTCTCTGCCTGTAAATGCATCAAGAAGGAGAACGTGAAGATCATTGTAAAATTTAATTAAATTCCCCTTTTTCTTCATATGATCACATGAAGAAAAATGTATTATAATATATATAATGATTCCAATAAAAACCCTCATCAGTTGTATTTTAGTGAAAGAAGGGGTTCGACCTGCAATGTTGGTCCAACCCATTGATTACGGAGAGGAAAGAGGTAGTGACCCCATTACAAAATCGATCTTGGATGAGATAAAAACCCTGTTTCCAGAATTAATATGTAGTGAAGACTATGAAGGTGATTATCAAGGCATCATCATTTCTTATAAAGATTTCACAGGCGAAACGGTTGGATTAAACGATATGGGTAGAATTTTAGGATATCCGTGTTATTCTGAGTATGAAACATTGAATAGAGAAGTAGAATATTATGGAATCTATCTTTCCGCTATCTTTGAAGACGGCAGTATACATCAGATTTTTGCAAATGTTTGTAAAGATAAAAGCAGGATTGGCGAATTCCAAAGCATGGCTGTTCGCGCAACTGACGTTCTCGGTAGACCAGAATATGCACAAATGTTTGCATCCCCCGTCCACCATGTATATGTAGAAATAAATCCTATTACACCCACCATGTATTTATTAGATAAAGTAATAGATTACACACAAGAATTGACAAGCAATGATGTTTATGAGATTTTGAACGTTATACCTAACATAGGATATCCGGAAGAGTTGTTGGATGAACTTGAAAAAATTATTCAGTATGACAATCCATTTCATAGAGGTGTATTGGCATCGTTCCTAATCGATTTGGAATATGATCTAGCAGCTCCGTTTTATCCATTGAAAGGACAACTACTTAGGCATTATAATATTGTTATGGAACGTAGAGGGGATATGATATTAGATATTATTGGTAGAACGAGAGATAGAAATGAACAATCAAGTGTTCATGGTGATAAAGAACGATTTAATGAGGGATTGTTATATAGCACTAACCATATTGACAAAGATAATAATCGCATTTTGAAACCATTCGAAGAAATACTTGAAGAGGATGAGGAATTGAGAGAAGAAATAGATTCTATTCAAGAAGCAAAAACGAAGAAGATCCATTCTATTCTAAATCCGACAATAGAGCAAGATAAGGATGCACTATTATTACCTGCTATAAGACGCAACGATATAGATGAGGTAGCAAGACTCATTGATGATGGCGCTGACATAAATAGCAAACACAGGTATGGACAAACTCCTCTCCATTGGGCTTGTATAAATGGCTATGTGGAGGTAGCAGAGCTTTTATTAGAAAGAGGCGCTAACTTAACTAGCACGAACGATTATGAATGGACTCCTCTTCACTATGCTTGTTACCGAGGCCATCTTGATTTAACAGAACTTTTATTGGATAAATATGGCGCTAACGTCGAAAGCAAGATCAATAATGGATGGACTCCTCTTCACTTGGCTTGTCGAATGGGTAATCTGAACATTGCAGAGCTTTTATTGGATAAGTATGGAGCTGACGTAGAAAGCAAAGATAAAGCTAGAAGAACTCCTCTTCATGCGGCTTGTCTAACGGGTAAAATGAACATTGTAGAGGTCTTATTGAATAAGTATGGAGCTGACTCAAATAGTAAGGACAATAATGGAGAAACTGCTATAGACGTGGCTCGTAATCATGGTAATAATGACATAGTAGAACTTTTAGAGGAAGTAGATTCTCCTACGATGAATAGCCGTAATCAAACCCTGAAAGGTGGTAATAGAGGTAGACGTCTTAAAACCGCTTGTAAAGGACGTAAACAAAAAATGTGTAAAACAGCAAAGAAAGGTTGTAAATGGGCTAGTGGGTCAAAACGTAGCTTCTGTAGAAAGAGCAAGAAGGGATCAAAATAGTGGTAATCAAAAAATTGATAATAATACAATAAATAATAATTATAGTATTATTACAATATGAGCGAAGATAAAGAGAGAGAAAAGGGTAAGCATTTGGCTTTCAAGCTATTCATGTATCATTATTGGAGAATCTATATCGCCGGTGATTACACCTATGAATATCCCTCCTTTGAGAACAGAAGACTACGCGCTAAAAAAATAGAATTATTAAAGGCGTATATCGCTAACATACCTTGCGACAGTATTACAAATAATAGGGTCAGTCATATTGGTCCAGTATTATCTATTAGAGCCGAGTCACTCCGATTCTACAACAAAAGGCTCTCTATCTTGCTTGCCGAATGCGATTACCGAAACCCAGCATCACTACTACATAGGCCGCTCCATAATTACGACGATTTTTACAACCTTTTCGTAGCCCATTATCGGTTTATTCGACATTCTAAAAACGCCATTTTGGAAAAATATAAGAGTCAACCATTTATCGAAGAGGTCTATGAATCGGTCTTTCATCCTGACCGAGTAAGCGAACTAAGAGAGTCAGGTCTATCATTCTCTCTTATTTCTAAAATATTAGATGAAAGAGTAACGTCTATCATCTAATATTGCTACAATATTTTTTTATTAGATACCGAATGCTCCAAGCGCTCCGCCTGACACAGCAGCTGCAGCTGTCCTCTTCGCATTCTTTCGCTTGCGGCAATACGACTTTCGCTTCTCCGTCTTCGTCGTTCTGAGACAAGTCTTCTTTGCAGTTCTGCAACCCTTGCTCGTGCGCCCCTTGCAAGGAGTTCTAATAGTGCGTCCGCGTCCGCCGTATGCTGACCAAGTTAAGCTCATCTTCTATATATATATACATGATATTTTTTCTGATGAGAGTTATAAGAAAAAATTGAATCTAATAATTGAAACGAATAAGGATAAGTAAAAGTAAGTATGTCGACTGTTCAAATAACAGATAAGGAGAACAAGCAGTCTTGGATGGGCAAGGTCCATCTTATTACAAATGAGCCGGTCAATATTTCTAGTCCATTTGTAGTAAAACCGTATACATTTGTCTCGTTTATCAACAAAAGCGAATATCCTTCTTTCCTAAAGAAGGGATCTCCTCTTTACTGCACTATTGCCGGGTCCTGTTGCCGCGCCGATGTTGCACAAATCCTCGGTAGCGGCACATTCAAGGTCACAAAAAATGATCTCAAGACATATTCTCCGTTCGCCTATGAATACACTATTACTATCAATGATATCGAATCAGTTTTGGTAACAGAAGAGGCATATACTATTGCTTCTTCTCCTTCTTCTTCTTCTTTCGCGTAATGTTGTTAACAAAACGAATATGATTCTTGTATACATTTTCCGATTTATTCCGCGTATTTGCCCAGACCTTTTGTCTCAAATAGCATACGATGGACATACGCACAGTATCTTCCGATTCTTTTTTTATCGGTAAATTAGCATGTGGTTGATGGACATCCATAAATAATATATCTCTGGTTCTCACATCGACACCAACCCCATATTGAGGAAAACAGGTTTCGCCACCATCATAGTCACCCCTTTCTATCACTGCTAGATTACCAAATCCCTCTTCGTCGTCTCCCTTATCTGTATGAATCGTCGTTTGGTAATTTACATTGGTCGTAATCGTAGTGAATGAGGTTCCCGGAATCCTGAAATAGGTTTCTTTCGCCTTATTATATTGTGCCTTATATTGTTCAGGTGTTAATTCTGAATATAAGGTATCTATCTCTTTAATGAGAGGAATCGTTTTCTCGTATTTTTCCGGATAATCCATATTGAATCTGCATTTACGGACCATCAATTTCGGTTTTTTCCCCGATTTTTTGAAGATTAGTTTTTGACTTGGGGACCATGTGTCGAAATAGCCGAATATATTGGACATGACTGCTAGTGCTTTTTTTGTCTTTTTATTGCGACCACCCGTAGCATTTCCCCTATTATTCGATTTATTGCGTGCAAACGAGATAATATTGTCATAGAATGCATCAATATTGTCCGTTTCTAATGCGCCCTTTCTAAATCGTAATAGCAGGCGCCCATCCTTCGTAAAAACATCTGCATCATGATCAATAATCGTCTTAATATCTTTCCCTTCAATATAGGAATTCATTTTTTTCTCCATGGTCTCATCGTCGTATTCCTTATCTACATGATAGACTACGACCGATCCTTTTTTCTCTTTCTTGATTATCATATATATATATAGTTATACGATATTATAATATGAATATTTTAGAGAGCGTTTTCCTATCATATATAAGAGATGAAAACGATTCTGTCTTGCTATACTAAAAAAAAGAAAGATTTTCTTTTCTCTCTGTATGTATTTCGGTAAGGGTGCCAATGCAATATTTAACATGTTGGTGCTAATACAAAGTTCTTTGGTATTTCAGATAGTGGTTCATAAGTTAGAGAGGGGTCACACAGATCTTCCCATTTTGTTACCTTTGCAACCAACTCCTTAGGAATAACAGGAAAACTTAACCACCCCCAATTATTAGCATGACATAATTCTTTATCGCCTAAATCTACCGGTTTAGCTTTATACTCATTGGCTGGGATGACAATTATACTTTTTAACAAAGCTTCTCCTTTTTCTCCTAAAGGCGAGAGAACGGTTGGGCTTTTTCGCAAACGCGGCACATATGCTTGGCCTTGCTGCCTGCTGCCACCATATGCTTGGCTTTGCTGCCTGCTGCCAACATGCGCTTGGTCTTGTTGCCTGCTGCCACCATATGCTTGGTCCTGTCGTCTGCTGCCAACATGCGCTTGGTCTTGTTGCCTGCTGCCACCATATGCTTGGTCCTGTCGTCTGCTGCCAACATGTGCTTGGTCTTGTC